ATGGTCATTCACTTCAAGGTTGCCGGGCATCTGGCCTGCGGCCATCACGGCAATAGCCTGCCCTCCAGCACCGAGCTGAACCGGGTCAAATGCCGCACCTGCCGCAACACCGATGCCTACAAGGAAGCGCGCCGCAACCAGCGCAACGCCGCTCGCCGTGCTTCGCGCCAAGCCAAGACCCACATCAGCACCGACTGGCGCAGTGCGTGGACGCAGCACCTGACCGGATTGCCAGGGCTGCAACGCCTGCCACGTGGCTTCGGCGCACAACCGTTCGTATAAGCCAGAAACGCAGAAGCCCCGGTCAAACCGGGGCTTCGTTTTCAATCAATCATCATTGGACACCGGCCTGTTGCGTGCCTGGTACCCCGGCAACGTGGCGGCATACGCCAGTGCCTGTTCACGGGAATTAAACGACGCCAGCCGGTCCTGGGGCGTACACACCCGCCATGGCCCGAAATTGACCTGCACGATGTCGTACCCATTCAGATGCAGTTTCTTCAGCAGTGGAGCGCTCATAGTCACCTCGCTTTCCTGAGATTTCCCAGCGTTACACGCCCTACCTTACACCCGCGTCCAAGGTCATGACTGACCGCATGTCGCAGCGGCCAGGCTACTTGACCTTGCTGCTCAAGGTATCGACGCTGCGCTTTAGATCGTCCAGGCTGCGCTTCAAGCCATCGATGTCGCTTTTCTGCCGTTCGATCGTGCTTTTCTGATCCTCGACCGTGCGCTTGAGGCTCGCCAACTGGCTGTCACTGGAACTGGAACTCGAACCGTCCTTGCGCTTGAGCTCATCGAACGCACGGTCCTGCCCTTCCAGCTTGCTTTTCAGGCCTTGCACTTCGCTATCGGTGCGTTTCTGCGCAGCTTGCAGCTGCTCAATATCCCCCACCGAAATGCTCGACGTCTTCAACACATACTGGTTACCTGCCTCCAGCGAAGCCCCCGTCAACCGGTCACCCGCTGACGCACTGAAATCCCCCCACTTCACCGGACTCCCAGCCTGTGCCGTACCGGCCAACAGTCCCATGACGCCTACAACCACCATCCAAGAGCGCTTGCGAACACTGAGCATCAACTGATTCCTTTCCAGACTGCCGGGATGGCATATCGCTATGACTGTCATTTATGCAACTTGTTCCCGCACTGTAGCAATCCTCTGAATCCCCCGTTAAAGCCGATGTAGATCACTGATCTGCCAAGCTTTTTCGCGCGTCCCCTGATGCAATAAAGCGGCAACCCGACCTTGCGCCGAAGCGCCTGGATCTATATATTCCCAACCCTGCAACAACGCGCTACCGCCCGAATGGCGAAACTGGTAGACGCATGGGACTTAAAATCCCCCGCTCGTAAGGGCGTCCCGGTTCGATTCCGGGTTCGGGCACCATATATATCAAGGGCTTGCATGATGAACTTCATGCAGGCCCTTATCTTTTTCGCTCCGCAATTTTAGGCACTGCACCGCAATTTCCATTTCCACGGCGTCCTGCCGACGAACACCACTCCCAAATCTGATACACCTCGACTACTGTACGCACATACAGCATTTGAGGGCGCCAACATGAACATAGATGAAGACACCTGCGAGTGGCTTGGACTCCCCACGCCCCTCGAAATGTACAAGCAGCACTGCCGCATGCTGGAGAACGAGGTAAAGGAACTGAACCTGCAGCTTCGAAAAGCACAGGCCGACGTTTTCGGCATCAGCCAGATGCTGCTGGAGACCCAGGCGAAGAACAGCGAGTTTGCCGGGTACCTTCGAGAGCGCGGTACCGAAGCGGCAGCAATGCGTAAACAAATCTCAGACCTGACCACATCGACCAGCGTAAGCAGACGAGAGGCGGACGAGTTGCGCCGGATCGTAAATGAGAGGAGGCCTCGCCCGACCACGATTGTCTAAGCTCAAACAGAGAGAGGTGCTGGCCATGTGTGGACGACTTTCACAGTATCGAGGGATTCACGACTTCGTGGCGGCGCTGAGCATGCCCAACGCCCTGGCGAACTCCGCGGGTGACACACCGCTTGAGCGGTACAACGTTGCACCGACAACATAGATCGCCCTGCTCCACCTCCAGGGGGAAACGCTACACGCTGATCTGGTGCGTTGGGGATGGCGGCTCCACTGGGCAACCGTCCCAATCAATGCCCACGTCGAGAAGGAAGTCCACGCCCCTCTCTTCCGAGCATTCTATCCTTTCAATTTATAAGTATGCTTGACAATGGCCCTTCATTATTAGTAAAGATGCTAGAATTTCAAAAAACCGCTGTGTAGCTTAATAAAATGGCAAAAGAACAATACAAAAATACCTGCATGTTTTGCGGAAGTAAAAAACCGTCAAAGGAACACATGTTTCCGCAGTGGTTGAGAAACCACATTTCTGAAAAATCGCACAACAAATCTTTCAACCGCGCACTGACAATCAGAAAAGCTGAAACTCATATTTCGACTCAAAGATTCCCGAAAAATTCAAACAACCCAATTTTAAGCCTACAAACAAAAAAAGTCTGTATCACGTGCAATAATGGATGGATGAGCGAATTAGAGAGCAAGATCATCCCAATATATGAAAAGCTCAAGCGGAAGGAATTTATTACTATATCTAATGACGAAGCCTTCACGCTAGGCTTATGGGCCACAATGCTTGCAATGAAGTGGGACATACTTGAAACAAATACTTCCGGATATACCGAGCCCGACACAAATTATTTATATAAGTATAAATCCCCCCCACCTAACGTAAGAGTTTGGCTAGGGCACTGTGACCAAAGCGGAATAGTAGCTTGGCATAGAACATACTTACACCTTACACAATACAGCCCTGAACAACTCACCCCAAATGTCAGATCTACAACCTTTATGATTGGCCATATCATACTCCACATCCTGAGTCATGAAGACTCGAGCATAAATCGAATAATAAGAGCAAACGAAAAAAATAACCGAGTTGTAAAAATCTGGCCTTCAGCGACCGCAGTAGATTTTAACAAACCAAAAATAGAGCGCAGCACAGAGGAAACTACAAAATCGATGACTATTTTCTGCGGAATGCAACACGACTCGGATTACGTTCACAGGCTTCTTCAATTGTTGCCGTAATTCGATCACAGCTGTGTTTGTAGCTCTCTCACATAAGCCTGGCACGCCCGCAGCGCGATCACGGCGTTATCCCCGTCGTCGGTGATGGCGATAATTCGTTGAGCATGCGCTGGGTCAAGTTGGGCTCGACGGGCTGCATGAACCACGCCGACGGCGCTGGTGGCGGTAGGCACGTTGCAGCCACTGGCTGAATCCGTGGCGTCGAGAAGGACTGACAGCCGCAGATCAGAAGTGGCAAGACGATCACGCAGCAACGCCTGGTTACGCTGGGCATCGGATAATTCCTTGGTGTGTTGTTGGTCAGAGGTGGCCAGGGCCCGCTCGGTGGACAGGCGTTTGTCCTGTTCGGCGCGCGCCTGGGCGGCGGCAGCATTACTGATCGCTGCCAGGTCAGCCTTGTGCAGCCCGGACTGCTCGGCGAGCTGCTTGCCCATCCGCCAGTCCTGCACCTGCCAGGTGACGCCGGCGGCGCCAGCCATCAGCACCAACACCAGCACCACCAGGCCGGCCAGCTTCTGCACCGGCGTCATGCCAGCACCTTCAGCGCCTTTTCGTACAGCGCCTGGCGATCATCCTGGCCGGTGAGCCCACCATTGATGCGCCGGGTGATCTTCACGAACTGCCCCTGATCCGCCAGCTTGTTCAGTCCACGGGTAGACCAGAACCAGGCCGCTGACATCGCAGCGTGCTGCGGCTGCTCCAGCAGCGTGGGTTGATTGACCAGGTCCAGGCCCAGCGCTTCACCGCACGCCGCGCAGTTCGCCCGGCCGGTGATCTGTATAAGGCCCCGGCCACGGTACTTGGATCCGTCGCCCGGCTCCGTGTTGCCCAGGTCGGCGCGCCCCTCGTACCCGGCCTGTTGCGCGGTGGGGCCCCAGATCTCGCGCACGTAGCGCAACTGCCCCGACTCGTGACCTACCTGGGCAATGAATGCGGCAATGCGCAGGCGGTTGACGATGCCATATTTGGCCATGGCAGCATTCAGCACAGGAGCAAAAACGCCGGCTTGGCGGCCGGCGTTCGGAAGGATCTGCAGGAGTTGCTGTTCGGTGATGGGCATGCCTTTCTCCAGACGAAAAAAATCCCGCTCAATGGCGGGTTGCGGTGCTCGGTTTGGATTAGATGACCTCGGCGGCGACCTGCATCGGCGCGGCGATGATTTCGGGGATTGGTGGCTCTACGGGCCAGACTGGCGCCTGGTACCAAGTCGGCTGAACCGTGACCTTGCCGAGGGCGTACTTGTAACTTTTCCAGTCTTTCAGCTTCAGCAGTAGCGCGGCTTGCTCTGCTTCATCCTCTTCAGTGGCTTCGCCAATTTCAATGCCGAATCCAATCGTGTCGATTCGCTCCTGGAGTCTTGAAATCTGAAGGAGCGACCTTGTGTTCCTTGCTGCAAGCTCGCCCTTGGAAGCCGCCAATTGTGCAGCCTGGCCCGCTGCATCCTTCATAGCCTTCGTGATGAGCTTATCCCAATCGATGTTCATTCAGATACCTCCAAGGGTGCAGGGAGTGGCAGCGGAAGAACGACGGGGCCGTCTGGCACGTTGACCAAGTCTTCAGGGAATCGCTGCGCATGGCTGGCATTTGGGCCGTTGGGAAGCGCGACGGTAATCACCAACTCCCCATCTTCGAGTTTTTCAACATCAGCACGGAACCAGGTGCTGGTGATCGCGGAAACAGGCAGAGTGTCGCCGTTACCCATAGGCGAGAAGTCGAACGAATCTCCGTTGACGATCAGTGTCTCCCCTGCCTTAACGATGCTGAGATTAGGAGCAATGTTTGCGTCTGGCGAAAGTTTAATGCGCATCAAAACCACCTCCCGATAGCCGTGTACTGAATCGTGTAAGTCTGGGATGCCCGGGCGAAAGCCTCTAAAAGCATGAGCGTCCCCCAGGAGGAAATTGATGCTGGAGATTTGCCTCCCGTCCACCCCGTAAATGCGGCGCTTGTAGTGACGTCGATTTCTACGGCGGGGATTGCTATGAAAGTAGCGGGCATTGCAGCAGAAGGCACACCGCTACTTCCGTAAACCGAACCCTGCCCACCGACCAGAGCATTGATGGTTGATGTAAAGGTGGTAGTTCGAGTGCATATCATGGTGCCGTCGGCAAACTTCACATACTGGCCATTGGCGTTACTGCCGCGCTCGATTATAGCGCCAGTAGGCTGCCCGCCAGCCTGCGACACCGTGCCGACGATTCCAGCGGCCGCAAGTTTTTGCGCTGTGCCATTGGTGTTACCTGTCCCCCCCTTCTCGACCGGCAAAATATCGTAGTTGCCAGTAGTTCCGAGCGCAGCCAGCTTCGGCCCGAACTGGTTGTTCAGGCTGTTAAAGGCATCCGACAGCATCTTGTCATAGCCCTGCACGGGCATGATGGCGTAGGCCTCACCGCTAACTGTTGGCCCTTTGTACGCAGGCAGGATCGAGATCACCGTGGCGCTCGCGACGTTGGCGACCTCATAGGTTGCACCATCCGGGCCGACGAACGAATCACCCACCCTGGAGGATGCCGCGAAATCAACATCGGCGCCCGCGACTGTAGTGCTGCCGTTTTGAACAGACACTGTTCCGGCTCTTTGCCAAACCATACTTTTCTCCAGGCAATAAAAAACCGCGCACGGCGGTTATCGGGTTCTATTCGTATTAGTAACGGTTATGAAATTGGTTTTGCGAAAACTACAGGGGTATAAAGTGTGGTCTGAATATCTACGCCAACGACTTGCATAACAAGCCTATTGTTTGCATAGTCCCAAACAGCGTACTGGTTTCCTTGCCTCGTCTGCCCCCCGGCTACATCCATTGCGATATTGTTTAGGAGCATGAAATCTCCTGTGTTTAGTGGTGAGACGGCTGTCCAACTTAACAAAGAGACACCCTGACCGGTACTCTGAGACCCTAGGTAAGTCCAAGATGTTATGGCTCTAGTAAATTGAGCAGCGGCCGTACCATTGTCGAAGAGAAGCTTTGACGACCCATCCCATAACCTAAGACCGAACAACGCTGTAGGACTTGATTGGTAAGCCGCGCAAAACCAGTCACCAGATGTTCCCACACCAGCAATACCAGTGAAAGAGAAACCCGTCCACCCTCCTGCCCCCCCCAGATATTTTACAAAAACAAAGCGTGTTCGACTGGGCTGGCCTGACGAACACTAGTGGTGGCTCTTGACTGGTAACTACTACCGGGAACGCTACGCCTGCACCACCAGTGCCGGAGTATGCTCCCTTAGCTATAACCACAAGTCTAGTGAATTCAGAATCAAGAACTACTACGTCGCTTGTATTTGAAAAGGTTAGTCCGAATGTCATTATCTGTACTTCATAACTAAAAGACGTTGTGGAGTTAGAACACCAAGCGGTCCGTTCGTATTAGGTTGACCCCAAAAGACAGTCACTCCATTATTACCAACTATCGGGGTATATTGTATATTTCGAATGTTTTGACCATCTGTTCCGTAGTTTGTGATAGGTACGCATACTGCCGAGTGAGTAGCCGGGGTAACTCCAGGAATTGATATAAAGATGGATCGGCTAGGAGCATAGTCAGCGCTTAATAGCACGGCAGAATAAACAACCCTGACAGTAAAAGAGTTCTCGTCTAACTCAAGGGCGCCATTGGCGCCCCATATCCTCATTCCGAAACTCATGCCGTCAGATCTCCAAGCTGTACACGCTTAACCCCGGTTTCGTCGTAGACCTTGATCGCGCGGTTAGTCATGGTCAGGCGCCCACCGCCAGGTGCCGGACCGTTGAACTCCAGATTGCCCGCCTTATCAAGGCGCCATCCCTGAGCACCAGCGACGTAGTTATCCGATTGCAGCGCCTGGCCGATCTTCAGCATGCTGATGCTGCCGTCCTGGATGAAGGCCGAACTGATGAACGTCTGCCCACCAGATACCGAGAACGGCGAAACCGGCACACCGTTCGCCAAGTTCAACAGCATGAACGTGTCAGCCCTCACCACGAACTGCGACGACACTCCAGACGGATCGACCTGCAGGCCCAGGCCAAACGAGGCGGCGTACTTCTGCCCGCCAGGAGCGGTCTCCATCTTCACTGACCAGAGAGTCGACAATTGGCCATTGGTATTGGCAAGCGCCGAAGAAGTCTCCTGAATTGACGAGGTGTTCTGCCCGACCGTTGCCTGCAACTGAGTGGTCTTGGTCGCCTCCGCCTCGATCGCCGTGGCTCGCACCTTGCTCTCTTGGACGATGGCCGCGGTGCTGGCCCAGCCTTTGAGAGCATCAGCCTTCGCCCCACTGCCGCTGTCGTCTCGGGCAGAAGCGCGCAGCGCATTGGTAGTGCCGGCCTGAGCCGTGACTGCGCCATCGAGTTTGGTGATGTTGGTCGTATTGGTGCTGACCTGCTGTGCCAGTCCATTGGCCGTCTCAACCGATTGCCCCACGTCCAGCCAGTACGTGGAATTCGGCGGCGGGCTGTTCACAGGCACTTCCTGCTTCGCCTGGTAGATGCGATCGCCAGCTACCACCATCTGACCTTGCAGGTACACCTGCGCAGGCACGTACGCGCCAAGACCGTCCAGGCTGTCAATCTGGTCCTGCAGGCCTTCCAGCTCGCTGAGCAGGTCTTCGCCAAGCTCGGTCTTGGTGACCTTGCCGGTGAGCATCTCAAGAATAGGCCCAGCGTCCGAACTAGCCTGCCCAATCACGCCATTGCCGACCGGATAGAACGGCCCCACGTTTCCGGTGCGGTCAACCAGGCGCGCCCAGAAGAACAGGGTTGCGCCTGCCAAGAGCGACTGCATGCGGTAATCCGCCTGAGGATGCGCCAAGTCGGCAAGCTTGATAGCCGCCGCCAGGTCGTTCGCAGGCCCATACCACAACTCGGTGCGCTGGGTATCCTCGGCGCCAGCAGGGAAACCCCAGCGAATGCCGATGCCGAACAGTTCGCTGGTGGTAGTCAGGAACGCCACCGCCGGCGGCAGGCCGACCTTCCCTTCCAGATTGGTCAGGTTGGAGCTTTTCCAGATCGACGAGATTTCGAAGGCGCTCACCGACCGAACCCGGGCCAGGTAGGCGCCCGAGTAAATGCCGGTGACATCCACGCTTGTCGCGCCAGTGCGCTGCAGCTTGATCCAGTTGCCGCTGTCCTTGCGCCACTCCACGTCATAGGCGACAGCACCAGCCACGGCCGGCCACGAGATGTTCATGGTGCTGATGGCGATGCCTTGGTTCACGGCGTAGCTCGATGTGAGCGTGACGCTTGCCGGCGCCGGAACGACAGTGATCGGCACAACGCTGATTGGGCGCTCCTCCAGCCGGGCGCCGGTGTCGATGTGCGCGAATTTGCTCGGGTCATACTGCACGGCCGAGATCTCAAACACGCCAGGCTCCGGCCGGGCCACGCTCACCACCCTGTACAACGGGATTGCCAGGTCGTCGGCATCCAGCGCCCATACCAGTTCGGGTTCGGGCGCAACGGAGTAAGCCACGGTAACGGTGACCTGCCGGCCGCTGACCAGTTGCACGGTACGGCCCTCACACTTGCCGTCTGGCAGGTTGAGGATCAGCCGGTCACCGGGCTTGGCCTGGGTATCGCGGTCCAGCGTGATGACCTTGCCATTCACTGCGGAGATACGCCCACCCACGGGGCGACCCGCCAGCAGTTCGTCCGCGATAGGAATCACGTAGCCAGGCAACGGAATACGCCCGTCGAGACCGACCTTGAAGGTAACCGCCCGATCCTTGGAGTTCGTGAGCAGCGCCCACTTGCCCCGGCGCTGGGCCTCGGATTCGCGGGTGCAGCCGATGGCACTGATCTCCAGCGGGTTGTCGCCGTAGCGCCGCTGCAGCTTGGCATCGGTCACAGCGGTGACATCGGTGTCGTAGTTGTTCAGCGGGTTGTCGTAGCTGATCAGCGCCCGTGTGTAGCGGGTGCGCTCCGACGCACTGGAGTAAGTGAACTTGCCGTCGATGACGTTCGCCCGGGTGTAGGCGAAGTCGAAGTCGGTGGCGCGCGGCATATCCGCCAGGGTGAACACCTGGCCCTGGGCCCAGTAAGTCATGCCCCGGTAGATCGTGGAGATGTCACGCAGCAGAGACCAGGCGTCAGCCTTGCTTTGCAGATTCAGGTTGCAGATGAAGCGCGGCTCCTGGCCACCCTTCCCGTCCGGTACAAGCTGGTCACAGTACTGCGAGATTCGGTACAGCTCCCATTTGTCCACCATCCACGGCTTGATACGACGGCCAAGGCCGAAGCGGTCTGCGGTGGTGATGTCGTAGGTCATCCAAACCGCGTTATCGGTCCAGGCTTGCTTGAATGTTCCGTCCCAAACGCCCGAGTAGGTACGAGACAAAGGGTCATAATTGCTCGGCACCTGCATCTTCTTCAGCTTTGTCTCGACCGTGACGGCCGGGATGCTGCGGAACTGCTCAGCGGAGAACTCGATGTAGAGCAGCGCAGTATTTGGGTAGCGGATCTTCGCGTCGATCACCTCGGTGAAGCCGGCGATCTGCATGGTGTCGGAGATTTTGTTGTTGTTCTGGTTGACGGTCAGGCGCGTGATTTTCATCAACCAGCCGGTGGTCGCCTTTGGAAGATCAATACGGCGTGTCCGCTCGTACAGGCTGGTGGTCTTGCCGTCGACAGCCTCGCTCAGCACCTGCTGATAGGCACCGCCATCGGTGGCCAGCTCAACCTTGTATTCGATCCGGTAGCCATTGACGTTTCCACCAGAGTCCACGGACTGAAGCGCAGGCCACGCAAAACGAACGCGCACAGCGGAGAGCTGGGTATTGCTGATGGCCCGCACCCACGGCGTCCCGCTGCGTAGCTCGGTACTGATGGTTGTCTCGTTTTCGACCGAAGGGATGCCCTGGATATAGCTCTGATCCACGGCCCCGGTGCGCCACTCCCACTTCACGTTTGGGAAGTTCATGTTGCCCTGGGGGTCTTGCAGCGGCGTGTTGTCGAGGTAGATGTCCTTGGCGGTCGGCGTACCTTCGAACTCGCCCTCCCCGACAGCAATCAGCATCTTGGCAATAGCAACAGAGCGCAGGCTGTCTGGCGCTTCCGTTGGGGTTTTTGGTTTCTCTTCGCCGCCCTTTGCGCCGTGGATATCAAACTTGCGTGCTGCGCCCATGCTTTTCTCCAGGCAATAAAAAACCGGCTCGTGGCCGGCTGTAGTGCTGCAGGTTTCGTTACATCTGATCTTCGGCGTAGATTGCGGCGCTGATAATTGCTCCGCCGACCCTGCGCTTGCCGTAGCAGAGCGAGACAGGGTTACCCGACGCTGTTGTGTTCTGTGCTGAGCCGAAGGCGTAGCCGGGCGTGTTCTCGGGGGCCGCGCTGGTCTTGAGGCCGCCGGCCTGAGGGCTGAGCATCTGGATGACGCCGCCCAACACCATCGACCCGCCCATCATGATCAGGGCGGAGCCAAAAGGCGCACCTGCACCAAAGGTGCCGCCGGTGATGACGAGGCCGACGACGATCAGGACGGCACCGATGATGGTTTGCAGTGCTCCGCCACGCTTGCTCCCGGTGATGACCGGCGCAATACGAATATCGCCATCGCCCGTGAATTCAAGTTCCTTTTCCGCCAGATTCGTCTTTCCGCGAAAAACGGCGAACTCGATCCCTTTGGATTTTGCGTTGGATAGGAAGCGCTCAAAGCCTGGAATTTGAACGCACAGAGCTTTCACCGCCTCGGCCGGAGACCTCACAGCCATTCGGAATGAGCGGCCAAACTGTCGAAGTTGACCGTAAAGTAGGATCGTGGTCATGGGCTGATAATTGATAACGAGTGCTGCCATTGACTTTTCTCCAGGCAATAAAAAGCCCGCCGAAGCGAGCCTTGATTGAAAGTGGTTACTGCTACAGGCAGCCCTGCAGCGCGCCCAGTCTTTTGTTGGCAATCCAGTTGCCAACCACTACGTAATACATTGCCTCAGATCCGGCGCCCTTTGGCTGTATATCAACAAAGTACTGCGAGCCCTCTGTGAATACCGTGTATCCGGAGTCTCGGCCCGGCTGAAGAGTTGCACCAGGTGTGCCGCCGAAGATCGACTGGTTCTGCCATTCGTACTGAACGCATTTCGCGAGTGCCGCGTCAGATTTCTTCGAGGTCAATACTTTGTAGGGTCCCGCCTGGCGAGCCTCGTTCATCGTTGGCGCCATGCACCCCGCCAGCATCGCCACCACTACAGCCGCTATCAAAATCCGCATGATCGATCCTCGTCCTGAAAGTGGCGACTGTAACGCGGACCTGTCCGGGCATCCAGCGTGGATGGAATGCCAGTAACTGGGCAGAGGTTCGGCGTAGTAGCGTTATGCTTTCATGGACATTGAGAGTCAAGGAGCTGCATGAATTCTTCGAATAGAGCAAAGTCGGACGCCATTAAGGAGCAATACGATATTTTGAGCGAGGCGGACGATGCCAAGCTCCGTCAGTCAGCGAGAAGCGTGATAGATGGAGTTACGGCCGGCACTTTCATGGCAGCACAGAGCGTTAGCGTAACGCTGATTCCTCTTGAGGTTCAAATGGCTGACAGACAGGTATTGCCAGATATCGATTTCAAGAGAATGGACGCAGTCATAGGCAATATAAAGAGCGACGACGATCCCTTGCTTTCAGGGGCCGCCGAGGCTTGGCGCCTCGACACTGACCAGCATGAAGGCCTGAATTAAGGATTTCCCAGTCCTTCGCCTGCAAGCCCAAGGACTGGGGTTGCGCCAATATCGGCGCGTTTATGACCTGGAGGTCAAATGAGTGATAACAAAGGCGGCATCAGCATGCTAACTCTCGATCAGCGACTGGCTGCACTTGAGAGCGCTGTAAGTACCACCGCTACCGCACACACCAACGCTATAGCAGGCATTATTACCGCCATATGCAATTTGCCTGAAACGGACGTCAGCCAATTGGAAAAAGATCTTACTGAGCTGAAGTCATTGCCCACTCAGGGCGTTGAGCCAATTCTCTATGGAAATTTGATCGACCTGTTCATTTCACGGATTGAGCATGCCCGTAAGTAAACCCCAGTAAACGCCGATTTTGACCTACCGAAATCACTGCGCGCCAACGAAAGGTGGCATTGTCGCGAATTACAGTACCGACAATGCGCACCTGCCCGTCAGCAGTAACTTCAAAGGGCTGGTTCATAATTCTCTCCTGCGGCCGTGCCGCGTCATATTGGTTGTCTTGCGTCTTTGTGCCTGAGGATCAGGCGCGTCCGGTCATGCCAAGGGCCTCCGTAGACGATGATCTCGGACGGCCTGCCGTACAGATGGTGCAGCAGGAATGGGCCTGGCCCGAACGTGCCCGACTCTTCGCCAGGTAACGCCGGATCAGTGCCCAGATAGATCCCGGCATGGTTCGGGTGAACTGTCCGCCCGACGTGCATGACGATCATGTCGCCACGCTGTGGGCGGTCGACACGCACGAAACCGGCAGCCTCGTAGTTCACCTCGTACAGGCTGGCGTTCTCTGCACTCTCCCACCAACCATCGGTGCGCTGGAATGCTTCGAACTCAAGGCCCCACTCACGTTGATACCAGTCAGCGCAGACCTGCCAGCAGTCCCATGCGCCGTGCACGAACGGGCGCTTGAGCAAAGGAGTACTGCCCGTTGGCGTGATCGTGCGCATGTCGCCCTCGGGCCAAGACAAAATGTGCCAAGGCAAGGCCGTGGCCTCGCATATGGCCAAGTCATGCGGTGACGGCCTGCTGGTGGCGTCCGGGTGCGAGTGAACGATGCCGATAACTTCGCCCAAGTCTTCCGCCGCGGCGTAGTCCTCGGGATCGAGCCGGAACTCTTCGCTCGGCTCCGTAGCGATGTTCCGGCACGGGAAATACTTCTGCTTGCGCCCGATGACCAGCAGCAGGCCGCAACATTCTTTCGGGTACTGGGCCGCCGCGTGCGCCTGGATGGCCGCTATGATGTGCTTGCGCATGTTCAGCTCCGGGCTATGAGGGAAACGGCAGGGAAGCCACCGAAGGACAGTTCGTTGTTCTCGCCGAAGCGCAGCTTGCAGGACGACAGGCACCCCTTGCACTGGTCCAGTGCTGGGTCATCCGTGGGGTTGTCCTCGTCGTCGAACATGGCCGCGCCGGTGTATCCGCAGTCCGGCCCCCGGTAGCCATTGGTCATGGCCCAGTGGCAGAACGTTGTCATCTGCCGGCCGGGCAAACCGTGGTTATCGATCTCGCCCGGGGAGGACAGCTCCCAGACCACCGCCTCGCCGTCCTCGCTGGTTTTCTGGTCGATGTACCAGATCTCCAGCGCCTCTTGCGTCGGGTCTGCGGTTGGGTTGCCGTCCGGAAAGTTGGCTGCATCCAGGTACTTGGCCAGGGTCTCGCGGACCGTCAGTTTGAACTTGAGCATGTCCTCGAAAGCCAGGCACAGCGCCGTGACGCGCCCGTTGACGTTGCCGGCGGCGAAAGTCGGCCGAGAGGCGGTGCCGTCGCTGCTCGAGGAGATACCCTCAATCTGCACCGGCCAGGCCGCGTACTCCTGGCCCTGCCAGATAATCGACTTGGCGGGTAGATCATCTTCGGAGCCCTCGTAGGCCAGCAATTCCTCGGGCGTGTGCGGGATAGCGTGACCGTGGAAGCGCAGGTAATCCGCGCCGTATTCGGTACCGTCAATTTCGAACAGGCGAATCTCGCCGCCGGGCTCCAGTTTCTGGATGTCCGTGATCAGTGCCATGGGCAGTTATCTCAGGGGTGAAAGGTTTGCTGGAAAGTCGCGGTGATGGCGTATACCTGGCCGCCACGGTGCACTGGCTTGTAGCCGTTGCACTTATAGAGGCCAAGCTCACCCAGGGGCGGCTCCCAGAGGAAGCCCTTAGCCCCTTTGTGCCGGTCAAGGAACGCCATGATGTCCTTGATGCGCCCCTTCAAACCGGTGAAGGTCACCGGCCACGATTGCGACCGGTTGTTGATCCCATCCTCGACCGACTGCTCGTATCCATCTCCGAACTTCTTGGAGCGAACGCGCTGGGCAATATCGCCCTCCGCGCCTTTCTCCGTCGCCCAGGTGAATCGTTCGATAGCCATCATCGCCCCTTGATTGCGTTGTTGATGACGCCGCCCTGGCGCATGTCCCTCGATCGCAGTTCCTGGTATTTCTGCTCTACGAACGTCGCCAGCTCCTTGCCGAAGAGGTCATAGCCTGGTGCATCAGCCGTTGACGATGCATTTCCGTCACCGTCGATGTGTACCTCGACATTGATCTGAGTTGAGCCTGCTCCACCGCCGCCCATGGCCATAACCCCAAGCTTGCCGCTCGACGTCCGGGTCAGCGGCATGATTGCCTCCTCACCAGCTTCACCCATGACGCCGGTTTTGCCATTGGCCATCCCGAAAGCCGTGGGCTTGCTGACGATGGAGTTCGTGAACGCGCCGCCGTCGGCGAACATCTGCACACCGCTCGACCACGCGCCGCCCTTGGCTTGCGGGAAGTAGGTGCTGGAGTACCCGGCAGAGGATGCCCCGAGGTTTGACGACGTGGCACCGGCAGACCCGGCGGCCATGCCATTGCCTCCACCAGCAGCGCTACCACCAAAGTAGCTCGCCGCTGCACCAACCAGGCTGCCCAGCAGTGCCGAACTGGCCTGCCGTGTCGCGATGCGCGCCATGTCTGCCAAGATCGACTTGGTGAAGTCGCCGAAAGACGCCTTACCCGTCAATACGAAGTTGGTGATCGAATCCTCCATGGACCCGAAGGCGTTACCGAACAGGCTTTTTGTCTGGCCGGCAATGTTGCGCGCCGAATCCAGATAGTTGTCCCAGGCGGCTGTCGCCCCCTTCGTCCAGTCGCCCTGGGCATTCTCCACATCCGCATAGTTCTGCCGGATCTGGTCCGTCGCGGCCTTGTTCGCGTCTGCGAGAGCCTGCGATTTGCGCTTGAACTCTTCCTCCGACATGTTCCGCGATGGATCGGATTTCTGGTTGGCAAGCTCCAGCGACTGCTGAGCAAACCGGTCCTGCTGGCTGTTCAGTTCGCCGCTGAGCGCGTTCTGTCGATCGCCCTGCCCCACGCCGAGCACTGCACGCTGACCTGCAAGCTCCAAGGCCCTCTGTTGCTGCCCCAGCGCCTGCACGTACGTGCTGATCGCCCGCTCCTGCTTTGCCAGGCGCCCGGTCTCGTTCGTAGCCAGCACTTCAAGCTGACTGTCGGCATCCTTCTGCGCCTTGACCATTCCTGCGCGCGCGTCGGCGATCTTCTGGTCTAGCTGGATGCTTTGCGCAGCGGACGTGGACTTCTTGCCCTTGGCGGCCTCAAGCGCTGCAATCTCGGCCTCGTAGGCCGCCGTGACCTGATCAAGCTCGTTGCCGATCAGCGCCTGACGCCGCAGAAGGTAGTCTTCCTCAGATAGCAGGCCGGCCTTCTGTGCCGCCTCCAGTTCCTTCTGATAGTTCTTGTAGGTGTCGGTGATCGCCGCCAGGTTGTTCTTGGCGCTGTTGAAACTGGTCAAATCGACCTGGGAACCGGCGGCTTTCGGGTCCTTGAACTTGTCATTGATGTTGGCGATGTTTTTGTCGACCGTGGCCTGAGCCAGGCGAGGATCGTTCGGCGCTACCTTACGGATATCGTCGAGTTGCTTTTTATAGTCCTTGAGGGCCTCTGCCCGCTTCTGCTCATTCGTCCACGAGGACTTGGTGAGCGCGTCAACCTTCTGCATCGAGGTGATGGCGGCTTGTTGGGCCTTTGCCTGATCGCCTTCCAGCTTTGCAATTTCAGCCTGTGCCGCCTTCTGGTCCTCCAGCATGTTCAGTTGATTGGTGTAGTAATCAACCATCACCTGCTTGTTTTGGAAGAGACCGATGTCGCCGGATTGTGCGCTCGCCAGGTTCCGACGGGCTTGCTCAATGTCGGCGCCAATATCTGTACGGCCGATGTTCTTGAGGTTGTCGGCGGCGCGCGCTACAGCGTTGTAACCCTTCTCCCAAAAACTGAGGTTTTCCAGAATCCTCGGCGTCCGCTCGTTGATCGCGTCTGCATAGGACTCGGTGGCCAGTTTCACCGCACCGGCGTGGTCGCGCTGCTCTTCCAATGCTGCGATCTGCGAGTAAACAGAAGCAGTCAGGTAGTGGTACTGCTCGTTCAGCGCTGCGGATGCCTTTACGGGATCGTCGGCCAGCTTGACGAATTCCGAGACGGTCTCGCTTACCGCCTTCCCGGTAGCTTCCTGCATGGATACTGCGGCCTGGGTGATGCCTGCGAAGCTCTCGCCTGCGATCTTGCCGTTGCCCGCCAGCGTGGCCAGAACTGCCGCCGCCTGACCGGTAGTGCCGACAGTAGCGCCGACCTGCTTTGCCATGTCACCCAGTTGTCCGGCACTCAGTCCGGCGTAGTTACCGGTGAGGATCAGAGACTTGTTGTAGCTGTCCTGTTCTTCGCTGCCTTGGTGATAGGCATAGGCCAGGGCGCCCACGGCCGCAGTGGCGAGGGCTAGCGGCGCCAGGATGGCGAGCAGACCGGCTGCACCAGCACCGGCACCGGCGCCCAGCTGAGCTACTGCGCGAACGCCGCTACCCCAGTCACCCGACGACAGCGCGTTACCCAGCTGTACGACGTTTTCCTGAGCCTGGCGGGTGCCGAGGCGCAGTTTGTCGAAACCGGTGGTGGTCTTTTCGAGCTTTCCGTAATCCTTGTCGATCTTGGCCAGGGCGTTGTTGTACTGGTCCTGGCTGATTCGCCCCTCGTCGAGATGCTTACCCAGTTGCTCGACCTGCGTGTCCAGCTTAGCCAGCGCGGCACGGGCAGGGTCAATAGCCCCTAGCAGGCTGTTGAGGGCCTTCTGCTCGTCCATAGCGGACTTGGCCAAGGCCACCTGCTGCTTGTCGAGCTGCGCCGAGATCTTCGCTGCCTCGGCCTCGCCATAGGCGCCGGTCTTGGTCAGCTTGGCGAGAGCGTCACGCTGCTTCGCAAGGTCCTGGGTGGTTTTGGCGCTGGTAGACAGCGACTTTTCCAACGCCTGCATTTCGCTCATCAGCGAAACGGCGGACTGCTCGGCCCGGCCGCCAGCCTTCGCCATTTCATCCAGGCTCGTTTTTGCCTGGATTGCATCGGCCGAGTCGATCTTGACGCCGAGTTCTGCAATGTTCATCGACTCACCTTGAATAAGTGCCCGTGGTTACGGGCTGTTTTCCCTTTCCTCCGCCATGACGCGCAGGGCTTCGCCTTCCAGCACCTGAAGATCAGGGAAGATTTCAGCGAGTTTCTTTTTCTTGATGCCGAGGAACCCGGCCACGTCGCGGATGCTGCTGTAATCGAGACCGATCGCGCCGCCCGTACCTGCACGCCACTGGGTGGACATCCGATTGAACAAGAGGAAGACCGGCCAAAGGCACGGCCAAACCTCGAACTCTTCTGCCATGTCCTCTGCATCCCAGCCGAAAGCCGCAATCTGCTCGGCATCCGGCGGGGGCTCATACAGAGCGCGGGCGGCGCGGATCAGTTTCCCGATCGAGCCTTGGCGTAAGCATCCTGGTAGGCGTCTACGACAGCTTCGGTTGTTCCATGACAGGACGTCACCAGCGCCTTGATGCCTTCGTCGTCAAATTTGTCATCGAACTCCCAGCCGACCACCAGATCCTTGATCTGCTGAATCTGATTTTCGGTATCCACGGCAATGATTTCCGACACCGTGGGCTTTTCGCCGAAGCGATCCAGACCGTCTTTGCGCCGCTGGTTCCACTCGTCGAATAACGCCGCAAGCTCGATCCGGTTTCGGTATTTGAAGGTGAACCCGACCTTCACCGGATCCTGGCCAACTACCGGGACCATCACGGCCCCCAGGAACGTCGGTGATTGGGCAATCTTGAACTTCGCCATGATTAAGCCCCGCCGCCAGCGACAACAGGAGCGCGATACGCGGTGATCTCGGCGTTGATAGTGAAGCCGAACGCGACCGCAGCGCCTTCGTTACGTACCAGGGTCGGGCTTTTGTTGAAGGAAGCGTAACCGGCATAATAGATCGTCTTGCCGTTGGGCAGCGACATACGCAGGATGCGTACTTCCTTCTCGCGGTCTGCCTTATCCAGCTCGTCGTACCAGGCCAAGCTGTCATCGTCAGCGAGCTGGAATGCAAAGGCCTGGGCGTTTTTCGTGGTGGGGATCTGTTTGTCGCGGCGAGCCTCAAGCGGCGCATACGTCCAGTATTGCTGCTCACCGCCGGACATGGAGTTGCCGATCACCTGGTTTACCGCCACCCAGCCGGTGACTTTCTTGGCGGTGCCGGCGCTGATGCCGTCAGGGAAAAACGAGGTATTCGAGGTGTCGATACCTTCCAGGGTGAATGCGCCGGCTGCGGCAGCGGCGACACGCACGGCGCGCTCGTTGATGTCCTCCCAGCCGGAGGTGATCAGCAGGATGTCACCATTGGCGAAGCCGTTGGCGAGTGCGGTAGCTACGCCAGGGTTTGCGTTCGTGATGCTCGCAATCACCTTCGCAGCGGCAAAGCCGGTGGAGAGCGCCAGTGTTGCACCGTTGGGGAAATAAACAGACATGGGTTTTCCTCTTTGCAGAAATGACAAAACCCGCACAGAGGCGGGTTCAGGATTTGCCCAACGGGCGGGTTATGGCGTGGTGTCGGACCGGTAGGTAAACGAGAGCGGCACCGTATAGGTTGAGTCACCAGTAATGCCCGGCCCGACATCTACAGGCGTCATGGGCGTCACTACGAAACCGTTTTTCACGTCGCGCACGTACAGTGGGAATAGCGCGATGATCTCGGCGGCAATTGGGTTGGTTTTGGCCTTGCCGGTGCCAGCCGGGGCGATGATGCTGACCTGAAACACGCCGGTGTACAGCCGGTGATCGCCGCCGAGCGTGTTGCTCGCAGTGTCGCCCGGAATAGTGAAAGCTCGAAGGTATGTCTCGCCCTCCGCCGGCGCGTAGGCCGTGTTCTCGAAAACGACCTTGAGCTTGTCCGACCTGGCAGCGTTCCAGGCGATGAGCTTGGCCTCGTAGATCGAAGCGATGATTGCGTGACTCATACCTGGTTGTTCCTGATGGCCTCCAGCACTATCTGCTGAAAGCGAGCCACGGTTACCCGAACCATGCCGCCGGGAGCCTGGGTGGAATGGCCGAACTCCAACGGAATCGCGTATGGCAAGTTGTTGACGATGTAGGCCATCTGGCCGGCGGTGAAGTCGCTCATTGCGGCCACCATCGCGGCAGTGGTTTCGGCGCCGCTCGGGTCAACCTCGTCGAAGGTGACGCTCTCGACAACGCCCAGCGAGATATGCCAGTTCGCCCGGAACCGGCCGCCGACGTAGTCCCTGCCAGCCACCAAACCGTTCACGTTGAAGTTCTGGTCGCGCTCGGTCTTTGTCAGGGGCTTGGCGTACTTCACACCCTTTCGCAGCTTGCCGGCTTTGGTGAAGTTCGATTCGTTGAGGTTGATGATCGTATTGCGGACCGAGACCTTGAAGTCATAGTCGTCGGCCGCACGGGTGTTCGCCTCACGGTGAGCGACGTTTGCGGCCCAGATCTCCGGGTTGCCCACAGGCGACATCCGGATCAGGCTGCTGCCGACCTCGATGATGATCTCACGAACACTGGCGTCAATGGCTTCACCCGTCTGAGCAGCGAACTCGGCCAGGCTGAGAGCGAAGCTTCCGGACTGTCCGGCGCCTGCCCGGCTCACGACCGCACCTGCAACTCATACAGGATCGGCGTACCGGCAGGGTTTACCTCTTTCAGCGGCGGGACGATGTCCCAAGTGCGGCCCTGGACGACCACCTTGTCCAGCAAGCCCGGCACCCAAGCCAAACCCTGCGCGGCGATCTTGAGCTTCTTGTCGCCCTGCCGGATGAGGCTGTTGTTCTGGAATTCCTGACCGGTGAAGTCGAGCAGGATGCCTTGGGCGGTCTGCTCAAAGGTGGCGCCCGTTGACTCGCCACCTGTTTCAGGATCGTACTCGCCCGGCTGCGTCTTGCTGATGGTCACGGGCTGGCCGAACTCTGTGATCATCTCCAGAGCCATCACGGCCATTTCGTCGTAGAAGGTGGCCATGGTGGTCTCCGTTGCTGCTATGCGCGCACTGCGAACAGCCCACGCTTTTGAAGGTAGTCGGCAAACTGCGTAGCGCTCGGCCGGTCCGGTGCCGCCGGCAACAGTCGACCGCTGGTGTTGGAAATCGTGGCGTACTCGCGTGTTACCGCGCCTTCGACACGCTCCAGCGTTACAGCACCTTTGCGCTTTTCGATTGGGTCGATGTCGTCCTGATGAATCTCGGCGGCCAGGGCCATCTGCCCGTACTGGATCCGCGCCGGCAGGTAGTTGTCTGGCTTGATCTGGCAGTCCAGCTCAACACCCCGACGCGGCCAGGACAGGGCTTGCTCGCTGCTCATCTTGCGGCCTTTCCAGGTTTTGCCATCCATCGCCAAGGCGGCCCGGCGGAGCAGCGCTTCCTGCGCTGGAATGCCTTCAGGAATAACCGTGCCGAATTTCACGGCATACATGGCCAGATCCTCGGCACTCGCGTAGCTTTCGGCGTCAGGCTTGCCGGTGCCGTCCTCGATGATGAGTGTCATGCGTCAACTCGCTGGAATGGTTTGAGATCGGCCACCGGGTCACCGGCAGCCAGCATTATCACGCCTTGGGCAGATCAGCGACGAGCTTTTCCAAGGATTCTTTCGAAGCGTTGGCCCGGTATGGCACATTCGCTTCGTCGAGCTTGGCTTTCAGCGCCGCGATTTCTCCAGTCTCATCAACCGGCGGCGAAATGGCGGCCTTCTTCAGCGCTTCAACCTCGTTGCGCAGTGTATCTACAGTCACGGGCAGGCCGTCACGCTCAGTAGTCAGCTCTCCAACCGAGGTGTGGATGGTGCCCAGTACGCCAAACAATCGCAGCGCAATTTCGCCAACTTCGGGTCGCTGAATTTCGCCAGCCTCCATGCCATCAGCCAGGAGAATGACCGCGCCAATTTCAGTCCGCAGCCTGGCAATTTCCTCTGCCAGCTCATCGGGCAGTGCCGCTGGCACGCTGACTGCTGAAGGTTCCGGGACCTCAGCAACCGAAACGGCAATGCCTGCGGCCTCATAGGCGGCGACGATGTCTGGATGGTCGCCAACGACCACCACTGCCGTCGCGCCGCGTTCAATGCCGCGAAATAGACTGGCAGTCCGGTAACGCTTCTCCGGCTCAAAGCCCTCAAGCTGGTTCGTGTAAATCAGTTCCATGGGAATCTCCGTAGCGGCCGTTGCCGACCGCTTCCTGGGGTGAATATCAGCCGCCAGCTGGTGGCGTAGTGGTGAGAGTGATCATCACGCCCGCGGTGACCTTGTTGCTGTCGGCGTGCTTGACCCAGTTGGCCGCAGAACCGACAGCCGCCAGGGTTGGGTTCGCGCCGCCGGCGGTTTCCTTCCAGCTGTAACCCAGGACGTCAATGTTGACGGTGCCCTCGGCGCGGTAGCCGATGCCCAGGTTTTCCTCGTCGTCCACGTTGTACGAGCGAAAGCCGGGGGCCTGGGATTCGGTGATCACTACGGCATTCGGCAGCAGACCGAAGATCACGTCCGATGGCGCGGTGTCGGTCACCAGTACGGGCTTGCCCAGGGTGCCAGGCAGGCCGCCATAGATAACGACGCCAGCCTCTTCGTAGATTTTGTTGGTGATGGCCTCGTCGACGATGTCGAAGTACGCACTGGAGTGCATAACCCACAACGCAATGCGGCCGAACTTGTCGCCGAATTTGCGCATGCCGCGGGTCAGCGTCTTCTTGCCGTCGGTTTCGATGTTCGCCGAGACAACCATGCCGGCGTTGGAGCCAATGGCTGCGCGCAGCGCGGCGGTGGCGTACTGGATGAAGCCTTCCAAGGTCGCGTCGGCAACGTCGGCACCGATGATCTGGGAGAACTCATCAACCGGGCGGCCGCGACGCTTGAACGCCTCTTCGGTGGTCTGGTACGGGCCGTATTTCCACGGTGCTTTGACACCGACGGCCTCACCGGCGCCGATCTTTTTGGCGGTCACCTTTCCGGTGGAGTTGACGTCGCGGTGTTCCAGCGAGCCGCCAATCTTGTAGAAAGCGCGCTTGCGGAAGTCGCCTTCGATCAGCTCGTTGTCGAGGACGATCGCGCCATTGGAAGATGCGTTGAACACATCCAGGTTGTCCTGGACGCGCTCCAGGTATGCGGTTTGCGCCTCATCGTTGTAGATGATCAGGTCGCTGTTGACGGTTGTCGCCATGGGTATTTCCCCTTACTTGGGCAATTGCAGGAATGCGGTTTGGCCGTGCTTGCGCTGGTAGTCGCGCTTCTGCTCGGAGGTCATTTCGGAGCGCTTGAATGCAGCCTGGCCGCCACCCCCGCCCGGGGCTTGTGTCCCTGAAGCCCTTGGCCACAGGTGAGGTGCGCTTTCGCGCAGAGATTCCGCCCATTCGAGCGGGGTTAGAGGGGTCTTGCCGTCTTTGCCGAGGATGGTCTGGCCGGACTCATCCACAGCGACCGCATCGCCGTCTTCGTTCAGGGTGAACACGCCTTTGGCGCGCAGGATGATGTCGTCCGTGGCTTCAGGAATCGCGCCAGCCTTCAATGCAGCGCTGCGCACCGCGTCACCCAGGACTTTGCCCTGGAACTTGGCTGCGAAGGACTCAGCCTTCTCTGCGCGCGCGCTGACGGTCTTCAACTGCTTGTCGTATTCGCCACGCAAGCGTTCGGTGCGTTTGTTGAACACTTCATCCACCTTGCCCTCTGTCAGCAGCTTGGTTTCCTCGTCCTGGCCGGCACGGCTGAGCAGCCCTTTCACGGCGTCGATATCGATGCCTTCGAACTGGGTCTCGAATTGGGTCAGCTTGCCGGTGGTTTCCTTCAGCTTGCCCAGCAGCTCATTGTTTTTGGACTTCAACCCAGTCACGGAGGCTTCAACGGCAGTCGCGATAGCGGCCTTGATTGCCGGGTTTTCCAGGTCGATCTCGTTTTCTTCTGCCACGTTGATGCACCCCTTGGGTTTGGTCGGCCCGCTTTGCAGGCATAAAAAAACCCCGGCAATTAACCGAGGTCTTGTTTGTTAGCCCTCCAATTACGGAGCGCAGCTATCAATGATTATTAGAATTTTTCCAGCCGGCTGAGAATGGCTTCAAAGACCGATTCGGCGACTGCCTGATAGCGATCATCGCTATCCAGGACAATTTCAAAATTTATTCCAGGTATCGATAAATTGATGTGGTTCGATTTTTTACCGATCACTGCGGGGATGGCGATGTCGGACTTCGGTAGTCCACCGTCGCCGCCAAGGCTCACAACAAGTTCGAAGTGGACCGACTCTCCATGTTCAAGCACTGCAAGAGTCGAGAAAACGTTTGATCCATTCTCTGAGACTATTCGCACTATATCGGTGTCGACAACAATGAGCCCGAGGTGCTTCCGAACGGCATCACGAATTTTCGTGAGCGCATCTCTCGCCTCTTGCCTATAAACAATCAACGCCTGAGTGTTCACCGCGTATGCATCTGAAAGCTGCTTATATCTCGACATTTTACGCTACCTTGAAATCCATTTAAGGTACGAAATCTAAATGTTTGCTCTTTCAAATGCCAGCGGCTCTAGCCCTTTCATTTGCACCAGAGTCAGCGGCGCGAAGTTCCGATCAAGCTGCAGTTCGGAGAAGCGCTCGACGGTCAACCCGCCCTCCCGGAACAGCTTGGCCCGGATCGGGCCGATAGCCACGTTCTGGAACGATGCCGGCTGCTGCTGGAGCCAGTGGTAGTAATCCAGGCTCGCACTGACCTGCTGGCCGCCATCGGCACCCACTGAAGCGCGGGTAGCACCTTTGGCGAACATCTCACTGAGCTTGGTCAGCAGAATGAAGGTGGTTCGGCAGTTAGGGTGAAACGGTGGCCGAGGCCCCGAATCAACCGGAAACCGTCGTTTGTCCATCGACCGACATTGCTGACTGGTCTTACTGTCCAGCGTGGCCACCATCTGGATCTCTTCCACGATATCCGTGTTGGCCTTGGCCACCTCCATCCGCGCCTGGGACGACACATGCTGAATGGCGGTGTGAACGACCGTGCTGGCATTGCGGTTGGTGGTGGCCAGGATGCCGTCTTTGTATCCTGCCGCCTTGGTGCCGCGAATGTTGCGGATGATCTGGAAGTTCGTCTGCCCTTCGAAGAAGCCCTGCCGGATGGTGCCGGTAACCCGTTCACGCTCTGCACCGGTCCAACCCTTGATGAAGGCCTTCAGCAGCTTCCCGCCGCCTGTGCCGCGCACACTGAGCGGATTCGTCAGTACTGCCGAACGGATCGCAGCAGCCGTTGGTGCTACCACATCGAGCGACACGCCAACCGGCGCCGACCGGGCAAGGCTGGTCGCTTCGAACTCTGCCTCATAGTTGGCGATATCCACCAAGTCGAGGTTCAGTTGCGCGCTGTAGCGGTCGAATATGCCCAGCAGCAGGCTATCCACCTCCTTCAGCAGCGCCTCAAGGCGTTTGACGTTGTACTCGGTCAGGTCCGACTGGGTCAGCCGGTCGCGGATCGAGCGATCGATCTCCTTGAGGAAGGGGGCGAACTTGCCCACCTCCCCCGCCTTCAGCTTTTCGAGGAAGACCGCGTGCCGGATGGTGGCGTCATGGATTGCTTGGTTTGCCGCCATTTGGTGTGTCCTCGTTGTCCAGGCCCAGGCCGTCGCCCTGCTCCTGCAATTCGCCGTCGATCTGCAGGTCAGTGCGCTCTGGCGCGATCAGGCCCAGCTTCCGCAGGTAGGCCCGAAGGTCAGCCTTCGCGAATCCGCCGTTCTGCCACAAGCCGACCAGGGCCGTGATCATCTGCGGATCAGCCGTCAGCTCGACGAACTCCTGATTCACCTGGTAGGCAACCTTCTTGTCAGCGATGCCCATGTAAGCGCAACACCACATGATTGCTCGGGTGTAAGCCTCGCTGACGTTTGCCACGCAGCCGGCCAGCACCGAAGTGGAAGCAGACTGATCGCCGCGGGACTCCGTAGCGGTCTTGGTGGCAAGTGACGCCACCACCATCCGCGCGCCCAGCTCGATCATCATCTGGTTCTTGTCGGCCATGGCCTCTTTGACCAGTGTGTTGGGCAATGGCTGCGCGTAGCCGAACTGGCCACCGACCGGCAGCATCATTGGCGCCCTGGAGCCGACATAGACGCCGTTCTTCTCCATCCAGTCGCGCCACTGCTCATCCAGGCCACTGATCCACGGCTGGGCCTGTCCACACCAGAAAACGCTGTCCTCATAGTCGGCGCTGTTCCGGTAATGGCCTAGGTTGATCATGGCGATGTCGTACAGCGGTGATTCGTCGATGCTGGGGTCGTTGTTCTGCGCGCCGACGAAAGTGAACGGGATCTCTTTGAAGCGACCGGTGACACCTTCAGGCCTGAATTCTTCGGTGACCGCCAGCGGCCCGCCACCTTTCGGCCCAGACCTGCGCCAGACCCGACAGACAAAGCCGTCGTCCTCCAGCGCCAGTTCGCGGTACTGCTCAGCTGTCTTGTAGCCAAACCCGTCCGGTATCTCAGGCGACTCGCGCAGCACCACCAGCGTCAGCACGCTGTGTCCATTCACCATACCAGTGCGCCAGTTGATGATGTCTTCTGCGCAGTAGGAAAGGATCACCGAGTGACCGCCGATTCCGTCGTCTTGGTGATAGTCGACGTACAACCCGTGGCGCCCAGCCTCAAGCACCTTCTCCAGCGTCCCCTGGGAGTGCTGGTAAATGCTGACACCGGAGCCGTTTGCATTGTCCTGCAGGTATTCCAGCTTCTTTGGGACCGTCAGCGTCGGATCCTTGTGGAAGGCCAGGCCCAGCAGCCCGTTGCGGGTATGCCCAGTGGCGTTCTTGAACACCGCTCGCTCGCGGTAAGCCCGGTTCCTGTCCTCGTTCTCAGGCGACTTGTCGTGTGCGTTGATGTACGGGAGCCGATCGACAACCCGGTGCTGGCCGGCACAGACGTCGCGAACGGTGGCCCAGCGGTCCAGCACTGCTGTGTATTCCGCCCGCTTGAAGGAGACGTCGTTGCTCATCGGGCGTATCCCATTTTGATAGCGGTGACCGGTTTGATGATCGGGTACTCGCGGTGGATGAAGTAGCCGCCGGCGTCGTTCGCGTGATCGATGCCGGCGGTTTTGTCTGGCTCCCCGTTCGCGCCCCACACCTGCTGCTCCAGGCCATCGGCGTAGGTCGGACAGGTGAGCGGGTTGACCAGGTAGCGGCGCTCGCCCTGCGCATTGCAGAAGACCGCGTTCATTGCGTTGATTCGGTCCTTCACCGGCGGGTTTGCCGCTGGAGCGATGACCGCGAACCCGGCCTGCTTGAGCATGGCCAGGTCGGTGATGCTGGCGTTCACAGACTTGCGCGAATCGCCCGAGGCGTCCGGGTAGATCCTGATTTCACATGTCTTCTTGAAGTCATTCCCATCGTGCTGCCAGTAGCGTTCCTTGATGCGGCGGATCATGTCGGGCGTGTCGTAGCCGTCGATCAGCTCATCCACTGCCCTGGGCAAGCCTTGATCGCGCTTGACGTGGGTGATCGCCGCCATCTTGCCGACGTTGAAGTCCATCCCGATGAACAGCGGCTCGCCGGGCTGTACGGTGTCGAAGCACCCGTTGAGCTTGCGGTCGTACGCCGTGTAAATCGTTCCCGACGTCAGGTTGACGAACTGGCCCCTGAGGTACGCCATGATCAGCTGTGGCGGATACGACTCCATCAGGGATGCGATGTAGTCATCCGGCAGGTTCAGCTCGTTGTCGAAGGTGCTGGCCTGCACTAGGCCGTACATGTCCTTGAGCGAAGGCTTGTCCCGCAACTGCTTCACGAACTGCATGAAGACGAACTTGAAACCTTCCGGCGTCGTGGTGACGTCCACCCCGTTCTTCAGCCCGGGCAAGTTGTAACGCATCCGGGCAATGATCTTGCGCCAGGCCTGCTGCGCCTTGATGGCGGTCAGCACGTCCAGCTCATCCACCAGGGCATGGCCAATCTTGAAACCGACGATGGTCTGCGGCTTCTCCATCGACCGGCAAATCACAGTGCCGCGGTACTGCCTGCCGCTGTAGATGTGAACTTCGTGGTTCGCCTGGTTGATCTTGGTCTTTAACCCCCAGTCGTAGGCCACCTCATCCATGGTCGGATAGAAGATGTCCCGGATCTGCGGATAGGTCGGCGCGAAGTACCCAGCGTTGACGCCGGGCCACTCCATGAAGTGCTTGCTCAGTGCCGAGCACCCTACCCAGGTCTTGCCTGAGCCGAACCCGGCAACGAACGCGCGAAATTTGTGGGGCAGCGTGAGAAACTGAGCCTGGGGAACGTTAAGGCTCGGCATTCGGCTTCCTCGCATCCACCACGTCGACCTGAATGCGGGTCGGGATCGTTGGCTCGTCGCCAACCTCTTCCTTGCGGGCACGGTTGACGTAGATGTCGCCGGTTTCCTTCGCGGCCTGCTCGAGGATCTGCATAGCCAGGCCGATGTTCTTCATCGACTCAGCCCTCTCCACGAAGCGGTTCATGGCACGGAGGCGGAAGGCACGGTTAGCAATCGGGATGTCTGCCGTCTCTTCGCGGAATCGCTTCCTGGTGTCTTCGAACATCGTCACCCAGCGCTTTGCCAGGCCTTTACCCGATGTCTTCGTTGGGTCGTGTGTCTCCACCTGCTGGCGGGTCACCACAACCCCGTATTCTTTCTGGACAGCTTCAACGACCTGTGAAGGCGTGTCGAAGCACGCCAGGGCCTGAACGATAAAGGCCTTCACGTCGTTTTGAAGGGCTGCCATAGATTCTCATCCGTCCAGAGCCTGTCCAGAATCAGGCCGACTTGAGCAGACAGGTTCCGCAGGCCCTCGCAATGTTCAATTTCCCCACCTCAGCAGGACTGTTTGCAGCATCCACCAACGCTTGAACGTCAGGGCTCGCACCATAGCGGCGGACCACACCGACGAACTCTTCGACGTCGTGACCCTGCAGCTTGATCTTTGGTGCACCGTCTTGGGTGAATGCTGGTTGACCGTACTTGTCGGTCACGTGAGCCAGGTGATACAGCTCGTGTTCGAGGAGCGCGCAGAACTCAAGGTCGCTGCACTGGGCGCAGTAGTCAGCAGCCAGGGTGATGATGAATGCCGGCACATCGCCGAACCAATCACGCATCTGCTGCTCCATCCGGGCTTTCTGCCAGCCGCCGGCGCGGAACGCTACCTGCTCGGCCTGGCCCAAGACTGTGCGCCCCTGCTTGGCGAAGCTCGACGACGCCCACATGACCCGGATGTCTGCATCCAGCAGGTGAGCATGGTCTTCGTTGTGAATGCTTCCGGTGTCGGCAAGGATCTCGGCCTCGAGCCACTCCCACACCTCAGGAGCTGGGGTAAGGCGGATGCCGAAGTCGGATAGATCGGACAGCTCAAGCAGTGAAGATGGAGGGTGTGGCCTATCCATGGATCAACTCGACTTGAATTAATGGCACTCTGCCCCTACTTAACGTGTTCAACCAACAAAGCAAGGGAAGCAACATGTCCGATGTAAAACTCAATGCGCTGAGCGCCACCCATTACTACAACGGCGACGACCGTGCAAAGCGCATCATCGCAGTCTCTGCTGCCCTGGAACTTATCGCTTCACGAGCGTCCAGCGCGGATTCGGTTCACCTGGAACAGGAGTTCGACAACCTGAATAAATATGCCGATCAGATCCAGGCCGCGATTCAACAGCGTTAACCGCGCCTTGTGCCGCACTCACCTGCGGCACACCTACCCTTCCGCGTTATCCAGCAACACATCAATCAGCTTCTGCTCACCAAGGCGCATCGCACCGAGGCACTGAAGGTCGTCGCACTTGGGGCCGAGGCCGAACACGGTCACCTCTCCCTTCGCGCCGATCAGGGTCAAGGCGCCTACCGCGCACTCGGGATGCTCACCGGCATCAAGGTCATCGGCAATCTTGCGCAGGGTCTTGGCGGCGTCGCGCCAGTCCTCCCGCTTGAACTCCAAAACCTTGACGGTCATTCGGTCACCATCTGATGGGTTTGTGCGTGGGCATGGCCATGGAGCAAGCCAACGATCAGGCCCTGGGGCAATCCGGCAGACTTCGCAGCGTCCACGGCATCAGCAATGGCCTTGTCGAGAGCGTTTACCGCCGTATTGACGTCCGGGCTCATCGGCAGCACATGCCGCAGGCGAGTTACGTTGCTCACAGTGCAACCTCGTACTGAAATGCCCGATCAGCAGGCGTGGCAGTCACAAACCGGCACCGGTGGGCATCGAACTCTTCCTTGGTGGCGATCGTGCGCTCGTAGCGGGAATTGGTCTTCCCGGTGAACCGCTCACGATGAACGACCACACCCTTACGCAGGAACTCGACCTCAGCCGACCCCAGAAGCTTGGTTACGATTACTTTCATGTGACCTATCTCGCGCCACGATTTGGCGCATTCGAAAACGTGGCGCGGATTACGGCGCCTGCCGCTCTACCGCTTCGTTGACCTTCTCGGCTGCCTTGCTCGCGGTGTCAGCTGCCTGGACTGCCGTGTTCGACGCTTCTTGCACCTTCACGGCGGCGTCCTGGGTCTTCTCGGCGAGGTTGGTAAGTCGCAGGTCACGATTGCCCAGCGCGGCGTCATACGCGGCGCGCACCTCGGCAAGCTGCTTGGTCTGCTCGCTACTGGCGGACCACACACCAGCCTGGTAGCCAAGGATCAACCCGCCAGCAACCAACAGCAGCGCGATTACCCACACTTCGAATCGTCTCCACCAGTGGCGGGCGATGAAGTTGATTGCGCATCTCTCCATCACGCGATACCTCCAAGCTTGGTGCGCAGGCGGTGAATCTCTTCGCTCTGCTCTGTGACGCGCTCGGTAAGCTGGCCTACCTGACTGGTCAGCGCTTCAATCTTCCCTTCCATTCGCCCAACGGCGGCCGCCAGGTCATTCCGCTCTTTCGCGAACTGATCAGCGCGGGCCTCGGCTTCTTTGCGGGCGGCGCGCTCCTGGTTCAGCAGTTCGTTCAGGCGCTTCAGTGTGCCGATATCGGCGCTGTCCATCGCGCGGTCTGTCGCATCCTTGGAAAGGAACCGGCGCAGCCAAAGCAAGCCGCCCAGCACAACGGTGGCACTACCGCCCAGCCAGGTAGCTGTGCCTGGGCCGAGGTCAGTAGGATCCATCGTCACTCCATGAATAAAAAAGGCCTGCGTTGGCCTGGGCATAGCCCAAAACAGAAAGACCTCGATCAATGTCGAGGCCCTGAATAGGTGTGCGCGTCTTTCCGCGCTGCCAGCCAAAGACAATCCCAGCGTCGACGCCCCAATGCATCGATCTCGCCGCTCTTGTCTCGCGCCACCCTGGAAGCACAGTGAGGTCAGGATGCACGGGCTGCCGGTGTTGTTTCCGTACGTCGCACTACCGGCTATCGACGTCCAGGCCTTCCCGAGGGCTGTCCTGGCTACAGGTGAAACTGGGTACATCTGGGAAAGCATCCACTTGGGTAGCGGCTTTCCTCGGAGGTACAAAAAAGCCCGGAGCGTATGTCCGGGCTTTTTCTGTTGCTTCCAGGCGTATTCAGCAGGGGGTCAGGCCGACGCCATCAGGGGCATGCTTGGCCGAGGCCATCACGAAGTGGTTGCTGGATACGCGCAGATTGGAGGCCAAACTTTCATCAGTGGTCTTGCTACCCGTTCGCCACATGGCGAGGGTCAGTTCCAGCCGCTTCACACCGACGCTTGGCAGATCGGCCAGCATCACGGCGGAGCGGTAGGCATAAGCCACCGGCTCGGCGAATGCCGACATGGAGATACAGGTCAGGCAGGCGGCGAGCGCCAGGCCCAGGTAAGCGGACATTCGCTTCATCATTCGGCATTCCTTTCGGTGGGTTTCTTTGGGCAATAAAAAACCCGGCACGGTGGCCGGGTTTGTTTGTCTCTTGCATCACCTACATGCGCAAGTACGACAGGATGGGTTGATAATGGCTCATTGGATCATTCATCGTCAAGCGACTTCTGATGTCACAAGACCTTCCTGCTCAAGGATGTGCTGAGCCTCGACCAAAGCCATGTCTACGCTGCTCTCCAGCGCCTTGCGAATGTCACGCCTCCAGCGCTCCTGAGTCTTGATCGGGTGCGGTTCGTTGGACCAATTATCCATCTCGTACCAGCCAGCGGGCAGAACGTTGGTGGAGCGCTTGCCGTCAACACCAGGAAGCCGAGGCAACGCCCAAGTCACCACAGCGCAGTGCAGGAATCGTTCCGGCGCCGGCGAGCGCATCACCCGGGTCAACTCAGCAATTGCAGCGTGCTTGCGCTCTGTATGCGTGGAGAACTTCGCCACCAAGGCGCGCCAGTGCTCTGCTGACAGCGCCTTATGCAGACGCCCGAACACCCAGCAGTCCTGGAGAAACGCCGCCTCCTTACCGACAATCTCCCCCTTCTGCTTGGCGCACTGCACCTTAGGCTCGAAGTCGCAGCCGCCGGCGGAACTGATGGTCTCGGCCGCAAGGGCGCGAACTACTGCTGAAACAACATTGCGATAGGTCATGCGGCTTCCCCTTTTTTCAACTCTCTGGTCATTGCGCGGTATTTGGCTTTGATCGCCTTGATCTCTTCCACGGTGTACTTGCACGGCGCGTGCAGGCCTTCCAGCCAAGCCACCTTCTCGGCGCCGATGCGCAACACCAGGCGAATGCGGTACTCCACGGCATTGCCGGAAAGGTTGCGGTTGCACTTCACGCACTGCCGGTGGATATTCAGTGGCTCGAAGCGCAGCTCCGGGCATGCGCCGACGGATCGGTAGTGGCCAGCGTCCCACCGGCTGCCAGTCATGAGGTCGTTATCGTTCGGCGTGGAGTCGCAGCTGATGCAGGGCAGGTGCGCGTCACGCAGGCGCACGTACTCGTTCACGGCGGCCTGGGCCTCGCGCAGATGATCCGCCCTGCTCTTCAGCTTCTCCTTGCGGACTTTGATATCGCGGCGATCACGCTGGGCAATTGCCTTGCGGGCCCTATCCTGGTTCTTCGGTGCATCGAGGATTGCGCATGCAGGACTGCACACAGCCTGACCCAGGCGTAATGGGATGAATGACACCCCGCACGCCGTAACACGGCATTTCTTCGGTTTTGGTTGCTTGGCGATCATGCAGCCTCCTTGCTGAGTAGATCAGTGAAAACCACACCTTGGCCCGTGAAGTAGGCTGCAATGCGGTCGGTGTAAGCGATGCCCTGGGCGCGGTTGAACAGGCTGGTCACCGGGAAGCCATCAGGGCCAAACAAATGGCACTCGCCCATCATGGCCAGCTTCGTTTCGTATGGCAGATGACGCATGACCCGGTACCACTCGACCTGGAACCCAGCGTCCTCGTTCAGCAGGATCTGGACGCCGAAGTGAAGCTTGCAGTACCGGCGAGCGTCCGCTGCGTCACCGATCTGGGTCATCTCGGCGATGCGCTTGTACATCGCGAACCACAACCGGTTCTGGTCCAGCGTGCGGTCCTTGCCCGGGCGCAGGGAGACCACCACAAACTTCTTGTCCCGGTACATGGCGGTCAAGCATGTGATCGCCTCGGTGAGCTTGGCCTGACAGTTGACGCTGATCTTGTCGGTCATTGCGCCACCCTCTTCTCTTCCAGTTCCTGCGCCTGCTTGATCAGCAGGGCCCGGCGATCAGCCAACTCATTGGCCGCTGCAATCCGGATCTCGTCCTTTCGCTCTTCGCTGGCCTTCCGCATTTCCAGCATCGAGCTCTTCACGATCTCCAGTTTTTGGCGAAGCACCGGCTCTGCCCGGGTGACGGCACCGGTGAGCAGACCTGCAATGGCACGACCATCCTCGGTGATCGGCTCAACGCTAAGGTCTGCCAGGTACTTCTGGGCGTGTTCGTGGGGAATGCGCTTCAGCTCCATCGCCTTGGTCACAGCTTGGATTCGACGGCTGGCGTCGAAACCCACGGATACGTGCCAGTTGACCGGCTTCGCATCCTCGCGGGCCTGGCTCACGAAACGCTGGTAGGCGTCGATGAACGCCATGCGCGCGCCGATTTTGTCGCCGCCATCCAAGATGGGTTTCGCCGCGGCCAGGGCCAGCTGGATCTCGTCGGTCAGCACCACGGTTTCAAATTCATCGTTCGTGGTCATGGCGATAGCCCAGGCCTCGTCCTTGCCAGGCCGGCCGTCGCAGGACTGGACGCGCTGCAGAATGTCAGCCATCGCCAGCTTGCCCTTAACCTCAAAGCGGCAGGCCTTGAGCGCAGCTTTGACGACAGGGACCGGGTAGGCGCAAAGGTCTTCGGCCATCATCGCGGCGGTACCGGGGTTCATTTCCTGACCCATAGCCTCGGCCGTTGCGCAGATGGCGGCGGCTAGCCCGGCAACCTGCTGGTCATTCATTTCAGAGGTACTCATTGCGGTCACCTGCTTGGCGTTTTGCCAGAACCATCTGGGCGGCCTGCTCGGCAGCGGAGAGGTTTGCCTCAGTCCGTTCCATCTGGCGGGCGGTTGTGCCGTTGACCCGCTGCCCGGTCACCCACTGCGTGTGGTAGCTCTCGGCGTTGGCCAGCAGTTCGTTGAGGCTGTGGCACTTGCGCAAGACGGTCGCATCGCTGGTTTTCAGGAAGTGGGCGGCGACGTGGTGAGCGACGTCGGCGCCCAGGCGGTCGACGAGCAAAGCCATCTGCTTGCCAGCCTTGGCGTTCCACACCGGCCAGGCGCTGTAGCGTTTGCGGTATGCCATGGCGTAGTTCGCCCAGACCTTGAAGGTTTTGCAGGTCTGGTCTTTGGGACCTGGCATGTCGGCGGGGATCTCAACTCGTGGTTGCTGCGGAACGAATTGCACGACCTGCCCCGTCACGACCTTGGCGGTAGCCTGGGGCGTAATTGGTTCAATGACCGGTTCCATGACTGGTTCAAGAGAGTTACTGATTCTGGGTGCAGCTGCTGCACTACCCCCTGGTGCAGGAGATTCACTAGGGGGTGAATCTGCTGCACTACCCTGGTGAATCTGCTGCACTACCCCTGGTGCAGGAGGTGCACCACCCCCATCGAGAGTGAGGAAGTAAACGTTCGACGAGTTTCCCTTCGGGCCACCCCTACGGATTTCCTTACGTAGCAATCCCGCATCACACAGGGCTGTGATGTGGTTCATGACAGAGCGCTTGCTGATCTCGCACTGATCGGCGATGTGCTGATAGGACGGCCAGCACTCGCCTATGTCACTAGCGTTGTCGGCCAGTTTTATCAGCACCAGCTTGCGCAACGGATTTCCGACGCGAAGTTTCATCGCGGCGACCATAAGGCCCATGCTCATATCAAGCCTTCCCGACCTTTGCGGCCAATTCAAGAAAGCGATCCACGTACCAATGAGGCTGCGTCTCGCGGGGGCATTGAGGGCTGGTTAGGTTCTTGCCGTAGGCCATGCCCTTCTCGGTCACAGACCAGAAGTCCACCATTTCCTGCTTGGAGTTTTTGCGCTGGAGGACCTTGAGGAAGCCGTGAGCCTCAAGAGCAAGGTTGAAGGCACGGGCGGTGCTGGCGATGGCGTGATCTTTGATCAGGGCGGTAATGGCCTTCGTTGGCATCGAAGAGCCGCCAGCAGCGTCAGGGGCGGCATCAACGGCATAGCCTGGGAGGAATTTGGCATCCAAGCCGTTGTTGGTGGCGATCTGCGCGAGCATCATCATCTTGCTGGAGGGCGCCGGCTTCAGCAGGCGATCGAAGCATTCCAGAATGGCGAGTTCGCCAATGACCTTGGAGTTGTTCGTCTCCTGGACGGTGTAAGAGCCGGTCTTTCGAATGGTCGGCAGCACCTGGCCCACAACCCATTCCTCAAACTGCTCGGCAGCCGGTAGCTTGGATTTCATCACCAGACGGTAGAGATCGCGCTCAGGGATGATTTGCACAGCACGGACCTGACCTCCCATTTCGGTATGGCAGGTATTGACCGCTTTGCAGTGAGCATTGATCGCCTTCGACGTGTTGGAGTAGCCCAGGGCTTCGGCGATGTCCTTGGCGATGAACCATGGCTCCCCGTGACCGTCGTCAACTACGCGTACGGGGAAGCCGTGAAAGTCGAAAGGTGTCACTGGTTTAATCCGCGCCACGTTTTCAGATTGCGAAAAACGTGGCGCTGTAATGTTGGGGCTATTGATCGATTCGGTGTGTTGGTGCATGATTCGCTCCAGTTGTTTACCGCTGTAGAAAAAGCCACCCTCGTCCGGTGGCTTTTTTGTGTCTGTAATTCAGGCCGCCTTCACGGACTGCTTGAACACTTCCAGGCTGACGATCACTTCCTCAGCCTCCTTGAGCAGTTCGGATTTCTCGCGAGAGCAAACGCGACCATCGGCCTGGGCGTCGAACGCAAGGCGGGTCACATCAGCCAAGTCGGCGTGCAGGCGCAGCAGCGCGGAGTTGAGGTTGATGCCCTCGGGCTTTTCCTTCGGCACCAGGTCGAAACCAAACGCCTCGGCCCACGCCTTCAGTGGCCGGAAGTCCTGAGTGAACTTCATAATCCTGTGCAGCTCCTGGACGTTCAGCTTGTGGCTGTCGTAGTCCGGGTTCGCTTTCTGGGAAAGCAAAGTCTTCGAAGAGAAGCTGGCGCCCTCTGCAATCCGCCCTGCTCCGTGGTCGTCCACCACGTCATAGATCGCCTTCATCAATTCCTGCATGTAACACCTCGAAATTCTTTACGTGGCGCCCTGCAGGTGCAGAGGCGATCATTTGCTCAATGGAACGGCGGACAGGGATGTCATGCGGCGGATCGGGATCCCTTCTGGGGCATGCACAGCTCACGCGCAGTGATCTTTCCACCGGTCAACTCTTCAGCCTTGAAAGCTTTTTCTGCACGCATCGGGTGAATCCCGGCGACCCAGTACGAAACTGCTGCTTGGGATACGTCGAGCGCTGAAGCGGTTTTGGTTTGCCCGCCGAAGAAGTCGACGAGCCTTTCGATAGGGGTCATATGAGAGCCCTCCTGATAAGCCTGCTTATATCCTAAGTAGAAGCAGGCTTATTTGCAAGCCAATAAGGGAACTTATAAATTCATGTGCATGAGCACACTTGCAGAACGACTAAAAGAAGCGCGGAAACACGCGAAGCTGACCCAGGCAAAACTGGCGACGGTTTCCGGTGTTGAGCAGCCCCTGATCTCCCAGCTGGAGACAGGCAAGAACCTTCAAAGCGCACACCTTCCAAAATTCGCCCACATATGCGGCGTGAGTGCTATTTGGCTGTCGGACGATATTGGGCCCATGGTCATTGACTCAAAAAAGGAAGAGTCGAACGTATCGCTGGCTGCCCAGAATCCTCAGAGCTTCCGCTACCCGGTTATTAGCTGGGTGTCTGCGGGCGCCTGGTCTGAGGCGGTGGAGCCCTACCCGGCTGGTATTTCCGACCGTTACGAGTTTTCCGAATACAACTCGAAGGGCCCCGCGTTCTGGCTAGAGGTCAAAGGCGACTCCATGACCTCCCCGGTCGGCACGAGCATCGCCCAGGGATCGCTGATCCTGGTAGACACCGAAGTTGAGGCGACGCCGGGCAAGCTTGTCGTGGCCAAGCTGCCAGACAGCAATGAAGCGACCTTTAAGAAGCTGGTCAGTGATGGGGGCCGGCTTTACTTGAAGCCATTGAATCCAGGCTATCCGACTGAAGTATTTGATGAGAACTGCCGGATCGTCGGCGTGGTCGTCCAGGCCACCCAGAAATTTCACTACTGAGTGCGGAGGCCGTGATGGCCCTGACCAAACCCAATCAGCAACTGCGTCGCGACCTGAAAGCGATAGCTTTCAACCTTGAGCAATCCTGTGTCGACCTGGGAAAGCTTGCGGAAAAGCTCAGCGATGCCGATGCCATAGCCCTGATGGGGTTGGTGGGCACGCTTTATGAGGAAGCCGACAGGCTGGTGGGTTATGCGGATGAGGTGAAAGCGGGTCAGATAAGCCGGGCTGCGGAACAGCGTAAATGACTGCATGGCAAGAGCAGAGCTTCTGGAGCAAGTTTTGGGTCTGGGCTTGGCTGGCGTTCATGGCCGTCTTTACCAGCTACACCGGCGCGTTCTGGCTGGGTGATGGCTCATCTAATCGCAAGCGCGTCTTCAGCCCTGGCTTCGTTGTGCTCTGCACCATCGTGGCGGTGGCTGAGCTGATAGCGCTGAATCACTTCTATGGTACGGGCGGATGAGGTAAAGCAGAGGTAGATAAATCGAAGCAAGCCCGATTAGGCGCGCGGTTTGGCGCGGCGCTGTTCTTTGACTTTGGTTGCTGATTGAGCAATGCCTTTTGTAACTGAGTTACGACGAATCCTGGCCTTGGCGCGGCAATGGCTGTGATCAACAAATAAGTGCTGAAGGGGCAATGGAATTGATTGAAGAAATACAGCAGGACATGGACGTAAACATAACACTGGGTCAATTCATACAGTTCTTAACGATTGTCGAGCGTAGCTCGCGGTGCCCTGTTTGCCCACATGACGGTGTATGGAATTTCTATATAGACAAGTCCGTCAGTGCTGGAATGGATTCCCCTATGGCTATCACTCGCATGGTCAGCACCTATGCTGTCTCGCCCCAAGATAATTACCCAGTCTTCACTATGGAATGCCCTAAGTGCGGCAACATGATTTATACCAATGCAAACGTGGTTGCGAGAAAAATCAAAGCACAGGAGGCGGCTGATGAGTAACGTTGTCTCTGGAAGGTGGGGTGACAAGACTGGGGGCGGAGGCCATACTGGTGGCGGAAATCCACCTGGAGGAGACCCAATGGAATCCCGCGTAATGACGCTTGAAAAAGCATCCCAAGATATTCGGGACAAGCTCATGCGCGTTGAGTTTCGCCTCGATACTATTGAATCTAACATGGCTACCAAGGCAGACCTTGCGTTACTGGCATCCAAGGATGACCTTACAAGCTATGTAAGGGCTAGCGGTAAGGATGTTCAGGACCTGGCTGTCAGCTTCCAAAAATCAATCACCGATGTCCAAAAGACGATCAATGAACAAACTTGGAAGTTTATAGGCCTTGCCGGAGTACTAGCGGGGCTAGCCTTCACCGCTGCCAAGTTCATTCACTAAAATATCCCCGCTACTCCATAGCCCGGCCCAGCGCCGGGCTTCTTGTATCTGCCCTTCCGACGATATCTCTTTCGGATCAACCCCGATCAATCGATGAAAAGGTGCGTGCTACTCGTCCGCGGCCGTATTCTTTGCCCCCGAAGAAACCCCGCATACTAGGTGCTTATCGATTAAGACGGACACCTCAGATGAGTGCGTGGAACCCAGGTCATGGCCACCGTCAGGGAACACGTGCAATTCTGCGTGCGGAATGAGCTGCGCAAGGCGACGACCGACAAGGACCGGACTTACCGGATCGGATCCCCCCCAGAGAAGCAATACCGGCATACGCAACTCCCGAAGCCGGTGCGCGAGGTTGGTTCGATCATCAATAAACCATCTAGGCAACTTGGGATTCTCCGCAGTGAAGTCTGCTCGCCAATCTTCTGCACCCAGGTCAGACATATCAATACCGCCAGAGGTGACTGTTAGCACAAGGTGGGTGATCAGATCGGGGCGTTCTAACGCAACACGAACAGCGACGATACCGCCCATAGACTGCGCCACTAATGCGCTTGGCCGGTCTATGTCAGCAATTACTCGGGCTACCAGGTCGTCCATGCTGTTTACTGCTGGTGAAGACGGTGTACCACCAAAACCCGGCCATCCGACATGAGTCTTCTGCGCAGTGGTCGCCAGAAGATCGCCGACTGGCCACCAAAACTGGCTGTTACCAGAGGCTCCTGGCAAAAATAAAAGCTTTTCAGGAGGGTTGACCATGGGCTCATTCCTTGAGGTAGATTGAAGCTTAGCTGTTAGAGAAATCGAAAAAGTGCTGCCATTATACCGAGCAATGAAATCGCTATCTCAATCGGAGACGCTCTGGTGACGCACCCTACTCTGCTATTGTGGCGCTCTCTGATCGCAATGGAAGCTTCGAAGAATGGACTCATGGAAGATTGTAGCTGCAGCCCTTATGGTATCGATCAATGCTCATGCTTCAGAGGGGTCCGATGACTCCTACAATAACTCGATGCTGTCAGTGCTAATGGCTCCAACCTACACCGTTGCGGGAACTACCGGACTTACCATGCTGGCCTCAAATAACTTCAAGCCTGCAAAGGCTGACGCCCTTGCGTTCATCGGCTCAAAAGGCGAGATTCGCGGCGCACAATTTGAACAGGCAGTACGCTTCTATCACACGACCTACGCACCACCGCTGATGACTGACCATCAACTCGCCTTAGCAATCGCGACTTCATTCTGAGGTCAACCTTCAAACTAACCGCGGCACCATACCTTTCGTTTCGGCGACATCCTTTTCACCTGGCATTTACACGACAGTGGGTAAGGTCGCCCTACTCCTTTGAAGAATTCCCATTAGGCCCGCACATAAGCGGGCCATTTTTTTGTCCGCGGCTATGCTCTCCATTCCGTCTACTGGAGACCAAGCGATGCCCTCCCCCGAATACTCCCTCTCTGATGTCCTGGAACGCATCTACGATAACCAGCTGGCCCTTGAGGCGGCATTGATGGAGTTGACTCTGCTGGTCGAAAGCCAAGGCAACGCCGAGGCCGGCGGGAACGCGCGTGGCGCGCTGGAGACTATTGGTGAGAACGCCGGCCATATCAAACAAGGCCTTGCCAGGTTGAGAGCCCAGGAGCCAGATTAAAGCCCGTCCATAGTGGCTGTACGCCACGAATGGTAAAGTGCTGGCTCAATTATGGGAGGGATCCAATGAAAGGATTTGGGGTGTTCGCGCTGATCGTCGGCGTGTGCTGGCTAATCTTCGCACTGAGTATGGATGTCTCCGTGCCGACTGGCGCCGGCGGCAGAGTGAATAACCTGGGGCTCATGGCTGACCGCCAGATCCACACCATTGTTGGCGGAGTGATTGCGCTCGCCGGCCTGCTCATGGTTTTGTTGGGCGGTAAGGGCTCCCCTGCTGCCGCCCAGGCAGAGAAAGACACGCGCCCCTGCCCTTTGTGTGCCGAAAGCATCAAGACCGCTGCGGTCAAGTGCAAGCACTGCGGTGCAGACGTTGAACCGGTAGCCGCCACAAGGCTGAAAAACGGATGGGTCGCCTCGACTACCTGCCGTGACGAGGAAGAACAGCAGCGCACCATTGAAGCCATTACCAGTACCGGGCTACCAGTTGTATCAATGATCGGCCTGGCCGTGGGTGCCGGCCCATTTGAAACGAAGGAAGAAGCCAAGCAAGCCTTGGTCACGATGCGCGATGGCCCCAGGCTATTCAGTGAGATCGTTTATAGGGACTCGGTGAGCGGCAAGTACCCGCCGATCAGCGACTGATGCCACCATGCCAACAGAGCCCGCTTTTCGCGGGCTTTTTATTGCGTAGAGGGAAAGCCAGATTTAGATCATTTATGCATAAATGCATTTTTGGCCTAAATGCTACTTGCCAATATTTACGGGCAACAATACTGTTCATATATACAGTTACGACCAGGAGAGTCGCATGCAAAGTCCAGCGTTTACCACCTCAAAACCACCATCCTCCTACGAGTCGACAGGCCGTCGCCTGCAGGCCCTGATCGCCTCACCAGGTGTTCAAAAGTACCAGGCGGTGACAGTGTGTAGGCTGGAGCATGAAGCTCCAGAAGACTGGCAGCGCCTTCTGGATGAGATCAGCGAAACAGCCGGAGTCCGAGTCGAGACCCTAGAGGGCGGAGCCGTCAGGATCGGCTGGCGAGAATACTGCGACGCATAACTGAGCCCGCCACTGAGCGGGCTTTTTATCGGCTGCGAGAAAATATATAAGCCTGCTTATTGACGAATAAAATAAGCTCACTTATATTTACTCCGTCGAGTCACCCAACAGGGACTCGCCAGGGCCTCACCGCCCGCCGCTCTTTAGCGACACCCCTTGCCGGGTCACCACCGGCCCAGATTCAAAGGCAGCGATGAACCGGCCTAAACGGTTCAGAGGGTTGGCAACTGACCCGGGCGTGCAGCGTAAAGCGCCAAGAACAGTTATCCAGCGGGAGAACAAGCCGAAAGGCCCGCGGCTGGAAGAACAATTTGAATCGATCTGTACCGCGCCAGTAGCGCCGAAGGATCAGCGGAAATTTTCACTGATGCACCTGGTTACCCGGGTGCATTGGGAAAACAACCGATCAAGCACGGAGCCTCAAATGAGCGAACAAACACTTCAAGCGCTGCTGGCCGAGCGCGTCACCGCTTTTGCAAACAGCAACAAGCCAGTCGAAATCATCGATGAGCACGTAAAAAAGATGTTCACCAGCGTGGTCGACAACTGCTTCGGCCGTTACGGCGACATGGGCAAACAGGTTGAGGAGGCAATCAAGGCTGCGCTTCCGGCCAATCTGTCCACCATTTTTGAACTGACGCGCTACAACGCCATGATTGCGGCCGCTCTTAAAGAGAAGTGGGAAAACAGCGGCGTCGAGGCCGACATGGTGCGCCTGGCGCAGCAGCAAATCGACGAGGTGTTAAACAAGGACGCTATGCCTGAGGTGATCAGCCTGGAGGCCCTGATGGAAGCCTTCGTCGAGGACCATAAAGAGTCCGCCGCCGAGGAGCACTGGGAGCATCCAGACATTCGTTTCCAGCCATCTGACTACGGCGGCCTGCATATCTACTTCGATAAGAAGCCCAAAGATCACAGTGCTTCGAGCTACTCCAGAAGCTCTGAGCGCAGCGAATATATGCTCGACAACGCCATCCACATCAGCTTCGACCGTAACGGCAAGGATCGTGACGAAAAGGGGCGTGAGGTTGGCACTATGTACTCCGCCAAAATCGACGGCGAGAAGATCAGCCAGACCCTGCGATTCCGCTCTCCATTCGAGAAGATGGTCGCAGCGCTCTACTTCGGCTCTTCGAAGATCATCGTCGACTGCGATGAGGATGAGTTCAGCTACGGTATCTACGACTGAACAACCCGCGCCATGACAGCCGGGAAAGACCGGCACCCTTCCCCACCTCTATTACGTCAGCACTTCTCCCCCGCGCCCATCGGCAACCAGCGGGAGGCATGAGTGTTGACGAATACAGATGAACCAACGAATGGAGAGAGTCATGGAAACCAAACACACGCCTGGGCCGTGGAACTACGGCGTCCGTAAAGATGGCTCTATTTGGCTTTCGCTGGGCGCCCCAGGCGACGGTCCGCACTACCAAGGCGACCTTGTAGCGACCGAGTCAGATGCCAAGCTGATCGTCGCCGCGCCGGAGTTGCTGGAAAGCCTGAGCAACCTGGTGGGCTTGGCAAAGCTCGGCGCTGCTCGCCTCGATAAGTACCACGCCGCCCTCGCAGATGCAGAAGCAGTCATCGCCAAAGCCACCGCCTAACCCCAAACACTGGAGGTCGCCATGCATGACTGTACTGAAACTCAATCGGTGTGCCGAGGATGCGGCCTCAAGTTGCGCGGGTCGCCGTCATGGAAAGCCGGGCTTGCCTACCACCCCGAGCCTGGCGGAACTGTCCACCGCTGCCACTACGGCGGCTGGGTCTGTTCCAGGCGTTGCGATGTTCGTGCCTGTGTGGAGCTGGAAGGAACCATGCCTGGTTGCGGCTCGGTGGACGGATACCGGCGCCTGTCGCCTTACGCAAAAGAGAGCATTGAACGCCACTGGCCGGAGGCAGTATGAACCAAAGTCAGCACGCTTACTGCGACGTAGCACTCGCAATTAACCAGCGCCGCAATATGTCCTTGGCCCTTTGTCTTGGGCTGGTCGGCTCCAGCGCCCCGAAGAAATCGCCGCTTTTTCGAGTCATCCCGGCCGGGAATGAGTTCTTCCACGTCGTTGATTCCGCCACCGGCAAGGTGAAAGGGTTTCGCCGCAACCACAACGAAGCCTGCGCCCTCGCCCGGAGCCTGGAGACTCGCCATGCCAACCAGCTACGCGGATAGCGCCCAGGCCAGGGAATCAGACAGGCGCTGGGACTTGCCCAACTTCGGCAGGAGCGTGCACGTCGATCTGTTCCACGAATACACGGCAGGCGACCTGGCAGAGCGCGATGCACGGCGGCTCAGGGAGCGGGCCAGCCTCAAACTGCGCATCGGCCTGACCATGGCTCGGATGGAACTGATCTGTCCGCCCATTGAGGTGAAGCATGGATCTTAATCAGCGAAACCACCAGACAGCCGTTAGCTGGATCGAAGGCGAGATCGAAAACATGATTCTCGACTTGGGCAAGCCAAACGCCAGCGCGGCGGCCACCTCGTGCGTAACCCTTGCTTTCATGCTGCGGGTTATAGACGACAACGAACATCGGTACTTCCGCGCTCGCATCGACAAGATTTACGCCAACTACAACGCCTCTATCGTTTCCGCCGCTTAACGGCGCCACCCCACCACAACACTTTCAATGCTGCGCCAGGCGCGGCGAGGGATCGTCATGTCCACAAATCCTAAAAAAGCACCTGCACAAGAATCGCTCGAAATGAGCGAAGCCGAAGAAGCGAAAAAGGCTGTATCCCCTGCCGTGGCGGTGACCGACATCGCTGAATATCGGCCACACGAAGAACAAATCGTTCGCTTGGAAACAACCTACGCGAAGCTGGTCGTTGACTGCTCGACGAGCGAAGGCTTGGCAAATGCGAAGGAAGTCCGCGTCGATATCCGAGACGTGCGCTATGCGCTGGCAAACACCACCAAGACCGCGCTGGTGCCATATCAGCAGAAGGTGAAAGAAGCACAGGCTCGCGTCAACCAAGTTAAGGAGTTCGGTGAAGCGCTGAAAGCTCGCGTCCTAGTGCTTGAAGAGCCAATCGATGAAGCCATCAAGGCCGAAGAGAAACGCGTCGCCGACGCTAAGGCCGAGAAAGAGCGTGTCGAGGCTGAGCGTGTCGAAGCTATCCGGGCGAAAATTACCCGCTTCAGTTCTGTCGCTGCCGCATACGCAAGCCGCAGCGCTGCCGACGTCGCCGGAATTCTGCAAGGCGTTAAGGAGTCGGTGATCCTGCCCGAAGAATATGGCGAATTTGAAGCCGAAGGCACCATCGCTCGCGACAACGCAATTGAGCAGTTGGAAGCGCTACACAAGGCTGCCATTGATCGGGAGGAAGCTGCTGCCAAGCTGCTGGCTCAGCAGAAAGAGCTGGACGAACTGCGCGAGAAGCAACGCATCGCCGACGCTGAGGCTGAAGAACTGCGTAAGCAGCGGGCCGAGGAAGATCGTCTGCGCTTGAAAAAGCAGCAGGACGAGTTGGACCAGCAACGCCGCGACATGGAAGCACAGCAGCGCCAGCAGCGTGAACAGCAGGAAGAGCAACAGCGCCAGCAGCGTGAACGTGACGCGCAGTATCAGCGCGACCAGGAAGAGCTGGCCCGTCTGCGCGCCCAAGCTGCCGCGCCGGCCCCGGTCATTGCTACGGTTCCCGTGTCGATCGAAGCGAAGGCCGAGGTCGCACCAGTCAGCTCACAGGCGACCAGCGCTGAACGGGACGATTTGACTACATCCGCACCGGCGGTTGACGACATTGTCGAGGTTGTAGCGCTGGGCTTTGACGTAGACCTCGAAACCGCTCGCGCCTGGCTTCGTGCCATCCGCTTCTAACCACCCTTTCCATCTCACAGCCAGCAAACCTCATGCTGGCTACGGAGGGCGCTATGACCGATACAGACCCCCAAGCACAGACAGGCCTCGCCACATACCACGATCCATCGCACAACGCGGCAGCGCTCATCCTTGACCCCGGCACCATGAGGTCGATGACTGATCTTGCGACCATGATGGCTGATGGAAAAACGACGGTTCCTGAGCATCTTCGGGGTAACAGGGCCGACTGTATGGCAATCGTCTTGCAGGCAATGCAGTGGCAGATGAACCCATTCGCAGTAGCCCAGAAAACGTTCATCGTGAAGGGTGGCGCACTGAGTTACGAAGCCCAATTGGTCAACGCCGTAATCACATCCAAGGCTCCCACCATCGACCGATTGCACTATGAATGGTTTGGCCCCTGGGAAAACATTGTTGGCAAATTCCTTGTTAAGAAAAACTCGGAAAACAAGGAATATCGCGTGCCTGGCTGGGGCCTGCTCGACGAGGTGGGACTGGGAGTCCGAGTTTGGGCAACCTTCCGTGGGGAGGATGAACCGCGAGTGCTTGAGACGCTCATGGCGCAAGCTCGAACTCGAAACTCCACCCTATGGGCTGACGACCCAAAGCAGCAGATTGCGTACCTCGCCACAAAGAAATGGGCTCGCCTATTTTGCCCTGACGTGATCCTGGGTGTTTACACGCCTGACGAGTTCGAAGGCTCATACGGGAACGAGATTGATATCACTCCTGCTGAGCAAACTGCGAACACCGCCGCCGCCGCTGGGGTGTCATTCGGACCCAAATCACCTTCTCCAGAAATCGACGGAGTATTCGCGGACCTGCTGGAAGTTGCAAAGCGCCAGGACATCGACGCTTACGCAGCAGCGTGGGCAGGCCTCAAGCCAAAGCAGCGCGCAGCAATCGGCCTGGAGTGCCATGAAGCACTCAAGAGTATGGCGGCGACCGTCGATGCTGACTTCACGGACATGACCAGCACCAACGGCGACCAGCCACACGCAGAGGAGGCGGCATAGTGAGAACGGAACTTCAGGGCACAGAGAAGTGGCATGCGGACCGATCTGGCCGCGTGACAGCCAGCCGCTTCAAAGATGTGATGGCCTGGGGGAAGCCTGACAAAAATGGGAAGCGCGAGCCAATGGGGGCGCGCACCTCATACATGCGCGAATTGTGCTTCGAGCGACTGGCAAAGAAGTCCAAACATAACGTCAGCAGCGCCTCCCTAAAATGGGGGCACGCTGAAGAACAAAAGGCCCAGGACGCCTACGAAATGCTGACCGGCAACATCGTCCTCCCCTCCGAATTCATCGTTCACCCCAAGTACGACTGGCTCGGCTGCTCGCCGGACGGCCTGATAAATGATGATGGGGGCACCGAATCGAAGTGCCCATTCAACGAAGCGATACATATCAGGACTTGGCTGGAAGGAATGCCCGAAGAACACATGCCGCAGGTCCAGGGCTGCATGTTCGTTACCGGCCGCAAATGGTGGGACTTTATTTCGTTCGACTCGCGTCAGGATGAGGATTGTCAGCTCTACATCGAGACGATTTACCGCGACGAAGCCTACATCGCCAACCTGCACAGAGAACTGGTCCAGTTCAACCTGGAGCTTAATCGCATGGTTGATGAGGTAGCGGACAAAGCTCGGGCGCAAGCCCATCGTTTAGGAGCCTGATCATGATCAGCAACCACCTCAGCCTGGTCGAGCAGCACCGCCAGGACGCTTACTCAATATCGGAGCGCACGGCAGAGTTCTTGGCCGCTGGCGGGACAGTCGCGCAGTTGCCAAGCCCGCCACGCAAACCGCTGCCACCGCCCCGCTCCACCAAGATCGATCCCGAAACCATCCTCAAGCGCCGCAAGCCGCCTATCACAGCGGCAGAACGTAAGGCGCTGCGCAAACTCGCGGAGGCATTATGAGCAAGCGCAAGGCGCATAATCTGCAGGCACGCATCGCCCGTTCCTGCCGGTCGCTGCTGGCCGCCAACCACGTCGCGGTGGTGAACATCGACCCCAGCGGCCGCCAGGGCATGATCAATTACAAGGCGCTGAAGAACATCGCACCAGGGAAGATCGGCCAGGCCGTTTGCGGTATCCCCCACCGGTGGACGATCTACCTCAGCGCGCTTTGCATCGACGCCCGCGGCGACCGCTACAGCAAGTCGGTGGAGGTGGCGCCCGATGGTGTTTACCTCTCCGACCATCTGGAGGACGTGATCGAGCATTGCTACAAGAAGCTCCGCGACGAGGCCAATCAAAGCCAGATGGTGGCTTCGGGCTGGATTGCCATTCCCGAAGTGATGTCGCTGGACGAGGCGCACGCAGCGCGGATCTTCGAAGCGGTCGGTGCCTGGCACCAGGTGAAGGTCGATTCATGCGCCGCATAGCCCGCACCCAGCAACGCAAACGTCAAACCTGGCTCGCATTGCCGGCCAGCGGAATAGAAGAGGTAGGCCATGGCCAAATCAGTACAGGAACGGTCGGCCAAAACTGCCAGGAAGCGCTTGGCACTTGCCGAAGAGGAATTGAGGCTCAGGGTTCGCCCCGGCACCCGCCAGGCCCTGGCCGACCTGATGGAGTGGTCAGGCATTACTGAGCAGGGCGAGGCGATGACGCTGATGATTCATCACCTGCACGCGCTTGGTTCGAAAGCTACCTTCCTGCTTGATCCGCCGCGCCACAAAATCCAGATATCCGAAAACGTGGCGCGGGAATTCCGCAATAAAAGCCTCCTCGCCATCCAGAAAGACCCGGGCGACGAGATCATCGAACCAGCATAACCCACCCTACTCGCTGCATCAGACCTACCGATTCTGGCCGGGATCGTATAACTCCTCGTAGATGAGTTTTGCTTGAGCTAGAACTTCGGCGCAGCAGCGATCGACTGCCTCTCTATCAGTTTCACCATTTTTCTCAGCTATAGCCATTGCATTTGATAGCGCAGAGAAAAGCCCTTCGCAGTTAAATTTGAACGCGGTAGTCAATATTTCTAAACGCGCTCGCGACGCATAAAGCTCGCGATTTATCGAAAAGTAATTATCACTCCAGCGTATTGCTTCGGCGCTCATTACAGCGCCTTCGTGATAAGCGCATGTTAGATATGGCTTCCGATGTTCCGCATGCAGCTTCCAATCATGCACTACCCGAATAATTGAAATGAACTCGGAAGCCATGGGCAAGAATTTAGAGAGCCAGTCGTCGAGTCTTCGCGCTTTGGCATCTTTGTCGAGTCTCGCGTCCGAAGCTGATCTCGCCATCTTCTGAACATGCAAAGTTACTAACGCACCAACCGCGAAAGAGATCACGTTCACAACAGCTGGCAGCATGACACCAACGTTCCAATCGCCCACTAGCTTTCTCCTTGATCCGGCTCCATGCCGGTTACCCGTAATACCCCAACCAAAACCAAATTGCCACCACCGGCCACCGGAGGGCGGCGCTTACCTGAGGTAAACGAAATGCCTGTACGCCATAGCGTCATCCACAAGATCGACAAGAAGCCCGACGGTAGCCCGGCTGTGCTGTTCCTGGGCGCATCCGAACAGGTCGAAAGTCAGGCCCGAGACGACCTGATGAGCCAGCTCAACGAAAGCTACAACGCGACTGCCGGTAAGGGCTGGGGGTTCTTCCATCAAGAGTCAGGCGCTTACCCATTCAGCGGCTGGCTCGGCAAGTACCTGGCCGGCCTAACCGACTTCCTGGCCTTCAGCACCACCGCCGTCGAGCACCTGACCAGGCTCATGGAAGAGTCGAACCTCACCACGGGTGGGCACGCCCTGTTTTGCCACTATCAGCAAGGCATGACCGATTACTTGGCTATCGCCCTGGTGCAGGAAACCGAAGCGGTGACCATGACCGAAGAGCTTGCCCTGATGACGGTAAAGCGCCTGGACCTGGACCATATCCGCCTGGCCGCGCGGATAAACATCAGCGAATGGCAGACCAACAATCAGTCGAAGCAGTACATCTCGTATCTGAAGGGCAAGCAGGGCCGGAAGCTCAACGACTATTTCCGCGACTTCATCGGGTGCCAGGAAGGGATCGACGCCGCGGGAGAAACCCGCACGCTGCTGAAGGCGTTCAACGACTTTGTCGAAAGCGAGGACCTGCCAGAAGAGTCAGCCCGCGAGAAGACGCACACCCTGGTCAGCTACTCAATGGCCCAGGCCAAGCTGGGGGAGCCCATCACCCTCGACGAACTGTCGGGCCTGCTGGACGAAGACCGGCCGAAGAGCTTTTACGACTTCATCAAGGCGAAGGACTACGGCTTATCCGAGGCGCTGCCGCCGGACAAGAAGACCCTCAACAAATTCAGGCGCTTTACCGGCCGGGCCGAGGGGATGTCGATCAGCTTCGAAGCGCACCTTCTGGGCGACAACATCGAGTTCAACGAAGCAGGCGGCACGCTGACGCTGCGCAACCTGCCCACTCAGCTCACCGATCAACTAAAACGTGCAATTGCCTGATTAGAGTTATCCGCGCCACGGAATCGTGATTAGCGAAAACGTGGCGCGGCTTTTAAGCAGGAATATATTCGGGAAATTACGCGAGATTCAGGTGATGAAGTGAACCACCCTGCTTAGCTATTAGAACCCAATGCGTGATCTATTCTATCCTTCGCCACTTCTCTACCCCTATCAATAGCAGCCTCATAGGAACTGTATTGCGCTTTCTCCACGATCGCTAAGCCTTTGTAATTCGCATGATCTATATGGATGGCGACTCCAACAGGAATGGTATTCACGCTATCGCCCCACTGAGGCGCAATCTTGGCTGCTACTCCTCGGTGTACAAAATCAACTGGATAAGGCCGATCTACCGCCAAGCTCATACATTCTCCTTGATCCGGCTCCATGCCGGTCACCCGTAATACCCCATATCAACGAATCACGCCAGCCGCCAGCGCCCTATCGCCTTCCGTTCGTATTGGGAATAAAGCTCCCCAAGAAAAAGACAGCCGCAGGCCCTATGAGCCAAGCGGCGGTCGTTCCCGGACTGACAATAGGTACAGCGATAGCAATTGCAAACAGGCCTATTCCTGCCCACAGCCGCCTACGCGGCGTGAGCCAATCGCGGAACGCTTTAAGCTTTTTACCGGCCATTACCACCTCCTTGTTTGATAAGCAGCAAAGCATATTGTAGTGGTCAACTAATCCCGGACACGACGTTAGGTTTTTTCTCGGCCTGAGCCGGTGGCAGCCCACCATTAAATTGGTGCGGTCGAATCCAGTTGTACCGGTGCATCAAAAAATGGCTGATATCCCGCTGAGCTTGTTGGGCCGTCGTGTAGCCCATGGTCGGTATCCACTCGGTTTTCAGGCTCCTGAACACCCGCTCCATCGGCGCGTTATCCCAACAATTTCCTCGCCGGCTCATGCTCTGACGCATGCGATATCGCCAAAGGCGCTGACGAAAACTCCGGCTTCCATATTGCGAGCCCTGGTCGGAGTGGAACAGCAGACCTTGAGGCTTCCCTCGCTGCTCGTAAGCCATGTCCAAGGCCTTGATGACCAAGTCCGCATCCGGCTTTCCCGACAACGCCCAGCCCACAACACGGCGGGCAAAAAGATCTAGGACAACCGCCAGATACTGCCATTTCCCTTGAGCCCAGATGTAAGTGATATCGCCACACCAGACGTGGTCAGGAGTGGGCACATCAAACTCCCGGTTCAAAATATTAGGAATGTCGGGCCGCTCGACCGTCGCCTTTTTGTAAGCATGCGATCCCGGTTGTTTGCTGACCAACTTCAGCTCGCGCATCAGGCTGCGCACTTTGAATCGCCCGATCTGCTCGCCGTCGTCCTGCATCATGGCCATGATGCTACGGCTACCGGGAGCACTGCGGCCTTGGGTGAACAACTCGTTCACCCGACTGCGCAATCGAAGGCGTTCTACTTCCGGTGTGCGGCGCCTGAGACGCCGAGCGTAGTAGCACGAGCGGGTCACTTCAAACACCTTGCACAGCCAATCAACCGGCTCGTGGATGCTCAACTGGTCAATCAGCGCGAACGCTCGAGATCTTCCGACATCAAGAGCGCGGTAGCCTTTTTTAAGATCGATTTTTCCCGCTCAAGGCGAGCAATTCGGGCTTCCAGCTCTTGGATTTTCTGCTGCTCCGGGGTCAGCGCTTTGCTCTGCGGGGTGACGCCCGTGCGTTCTTGTTGCACCTGGTCGACCCATCGGCGCAAAGCCGACTCCCCGACACTAAGCGAGCGGCTGGCCTCAATGAAGCTGTAATCCTGCTTGAGAACGAGGTCGGCAGCCTCGCGTTTGAATTCAGGGGAAAAGGTACGGCGTTGTTTGGTCATCTGACACCTCGTTCTGGCGAGCATTCTCGCCTAAATGGGTGTCCGGTTTCATTAGACCACTACATATCACCCACTTCAACGAATCACGCCAGCCGGCGAGGATCCCCTATGCCTACTCACAACATCGTCAGCATGAGCGGCGGTAAAGACAGCACCGCTACGCTGCTGGTCGCCCGCGAGCTGGAGGTGCCGAACCTCAGCGCTGTAGTGGCTGACACCGGGCATGAGCATCCAGAGACGTACGACTACATCCACTACCTAGCTGAAGCCACCGGCGTTCCCATCTGATGGGTGAAGGCAGACTTCTCCAGGCAGATCGCCGGCAAGCGCAAATTCATCGAAACGAAATGGCGCGAAAAGGGTGTACCGGAATCCGTGGTGCTGGGCGCTCTGGAAGTTCTGCACCCTACCGGGAACCCGTTTTTGGACTTGTGCCTGTGGAAAGGCCGATTCCCCAGCACCAAAGCCCGCTTCTGCACCGACGAGCTCAAGCGGAACCCAATCATCGAGCAGGTCTACCTGCCGCTCATGGACGGCGAGAACATGCTGCTGTCCTGGCAAGGAGTTCGGGCTAATGAGTCGCCGGCCCGCAAGTACCTGCCAGAGTGCGATGAGGTTGGAGGCGGCCTATTCAACTACCGACCAATTTTGAAATGGACGGTTGATTCGGTATTCGAGGCTCACCGGGCCGCCGGCATCAAGCCGAACCCGCTGTACTTGCAAGGCTGCAATCGCGTTGGCTGTATGCCCTGCATCATGTGCGCGAAAGACGAGCTCCGGCAGATCGCGGCCAGGTGGCCAGAGGAAGTTGACCGGGTGCGCGAGTGGGAGCGACTGGTGAGCATCGCCAGCAAGCGCGGAGCGGCAACGTTCTTCGCCACCGTCACCGACCCCACCGTCCGGTCAGATGACAGGGTGAGCGCCGTCACGCACGGAATTGACAGGATCGTCGACTGGAGCAACACCGCGCGCGGCGGCCGCCGGTTCGACATGGTCGACCTGATCGCCCGCACCGACAGCCAGAACAGCTGCTCTTCAGCCTACGGTCTTTGCGAATAAAGATTATATGAGCATAGGCCGAAGATAATCTTCAATATTAGAGAGAGCAGCGTTCATCTCGATATTAAACTCGTCCTCACCATCTATGTGCGACTCATACAAGCTATTGCGACCAGATGAAAGGACGTTCCGATGGGATCGAACCCGATCTTCAGTTTCATTCGGATTGACAGATCCCAAATACGAAATGACTTTCGTAAAAATTTCATGCTGGAGATTTAGTATTGGTTTGACCAGCCGCTTAAGTTCATAACCCCAGACTGCTTCACTTTCCAATATTGATGTTTCAAGCCTAGAACGAACTTCATCTATTACAGAAAACTGGATCTGATAAAATTCAGCAGTATATTTAAAATTTATCTGCTCAAAGTTCGCCTTTTTTGATCCATCGCTCTCATATAAATTTTCAGTGATAAGCATCGCAGGGTTTCGAATCTGCCTAATACGATCGCGCAATCTATAGAGATCTATAAGTACGCGTCGTGACAACTCATGATCTGATGTTCCTCTGTTCTGTTTGCGCCATGTCGCAAGGCCCAAAAAACCTATACGTGCAGCTAGAACCACACCTACCGCTGAAATAATCGTGCCAAGTATACTGAACGCATCTTTGGTAAGCGCCCAATCTGCATCCGTAATTGCGAAACACATCGACATCGAAGCCTTCCCCCCAGTAGAAAACGAACTATAAGTCTAGAGGTGTACCTATGCCTAACCTATTTTGGCGCCTCGTCGCCAAGCTGCTCGCGCGCCCGGCTGTTGCCGCCTGGCTAATCGCCCGCGCCCAGCGCACCCCGTACCTTACTTACGGGAGCTTATGCAGCGGCATCGTAGCCGTGAACAAAGCGTGCCCCATGTCGGGTTAGGTTGCGAAGAGCTGGTAGACCGCCACCTCGGCTACAGAAATCACGGCAGGCTTACCAGCTGCGATGAACCCATTTATGCACGCCCTTGTGGCAGGTATGTTTAAGCGTTTTTTCAGGACCTGCATTTGTTTAAGTACAGTTCTCGACATCAGGTACTTCCCGCATTCGGGACACTCAACATCTCTGAACTCACCAGCGGTATTCATCTCCTTACCTTTGCCGCCACAGATCACGCACACGTAGTTGTCCATCACCACCTCCGTTCGGCTGATTGCTGAACTGTAGCTGATCCCCTCTCAAACTCCACACCCCGGGCATGGCCCGGCAAGGACTCCCCATGCTCACTGCAATTGACTTGTTTTCTGGTTTCGGCGGATGGACCCGCGGCGGGAAAGACGCCGGCCTCAACGTCCTCTGGGCAGCCAACCACTGGCCCGCCGCCGTGGAGTGGCACACCAAGAACAACCCAGATACGCAACACGTTTGCCAGGACTTGCACCAGGCGGATTGGTCACAGGTCCCGAAACACGATGTGATGCTGGCCTCTCCTTGCTGCCAGGGTCACGCAAAGGCTCGCGGCAAGGCCGCAGGCAACCCGCAGCATGACAACTCGCGCTCGACGGCCTGGGCCCCGGTGGCAAACGCCGAGGTGAACCGCCCGGACTTCGCCGTTATCGAGAACGTGCCGGAGTTCATGGACTGGATCCTATACCCGGCATGGGCAGATGCGATGCAGCGCCTGGGCTACTCTTTGGCGCCGCATATCGTGGACTGCGCCGACCTCGGCGTGCCTCAGCACCGGGTGCGCCTCTTCATGGTCTGTTCGCGCAGCAAGGCGCCATTGAACCTGCAGCTGCCACGCTACCAGCACGTGCCCGCCCGCGAGATTATCGACTTCGACTCCGGCAAGTGGTCGCCGATTAAAAAGCCAGGCCGTGCCGCGTCGACACTGACCCGTGTGAAGAATGGACGCGAGCGTTTCGGTGATCGTTTCGTCATGCCGTACTACGGATCAGGGTCTGGGCTCACCGGCCGCAGCCTGGATCGCCCGATCGGCACCATCACCACACTGGATCGCTGGGCCGTGGTCGACGGTGACCGGATGCGCATGATCAGCGCCGACGAGGCTATGGCCGCGCAGTCCTTCCCAAGAGACACGCAGAGGCCGGACAGCCACCGGCTGACCATGCACATGACTGGAAACGCAGTGCCGCCGCTGGCCGGACAACGAATAATCGAGGCGCTTATAGCATCTGCCTGAACCTATATCCTCAGTTAGCAAAGATCCGTTGAAGTCTAGGTGGGCTATCTCGGTAAACGGGGCATGCCGATAAGCTTCTTGCAAAGTAATAGTCAGTAGATCGATCGATTGCGGTCTGATTGATAACTGCGACTTCGCTGCGGGTGAGGGTTGAATTCGGTTGGTCGGCGACAATCATCAATTTAGGCGAAACTGGAACAATCATCATGTCCTGAAAACAATCGGGAACAATGAACTCCCCCTCTCCCGCTCTGACAATACCCCACTGCATGTGCCGGTTGTCCTGGCGGAAGGTATTCATGTAACCGAAAACATGAATACGAGCAGCAAATCTCCCTGGCATGACGCCGTCTCTACAGAACATAACGTGCTGTCTCTCTAGAATCTCCTGCTCATCCTTGGTCAGAGAATCTCCCACCCTACCTTCTAACTTCAAGTCGTCAAGACCTTCAGCCCTGAACTTCTGCCTAGCTCTCCAAAGCGAAAAGAAGTCTTCAACTACAGTTTTTTCAAAATATCCTATGACCTCAGTAGAGCCAGCCAGGATGGATTCAACCAGAGCCTGAAAACGATCCTCTATGTGTTTACCAATACCCGATTCAGTACTTTGGTCCCATGCGCGCTTAGCGCAGAACAAGTTGTTCGTAGAGTTTGCACTGATTACCTTCGAACCATCCGTTCTAAACAGCTGAACCAAACCGCTTTCGTCTGAAAATCTATCAATGCTTTTCCTCGGGAAGACATGTTGCTTGATCGTCAACTTGTGCGGATTCCCCTTCTGCGGCGCTTCAAATCCCATATCTCCCCCTGCGACTGATCTGGCCTATCGCCACACTTTAGCTGATCCATAAAAATCCACCACCGCCCGGGCATGGCCCGGCAAGGACTCACCATGCCTACAGAAAACAAAACCATCGGCCAGCTGCGCCTGGACCGGATCATCGCTGCAAATGAATTCCTCAGGGTGATAGCCAACTGCGGCCGGGGCTTCTTTCGTAACAAGGGCGCCGGGCACGATGCATACCTCGCTCTCAATGGCCGCCGCAATATCGTCTGGCTGTTCGATGACTACACCGGGGCCCGCATCAACGTTACGAGGGAAGGCCCGTGGGACGGCTTCTCGCACGGCGGCACGCTGAAGAGCCTGGTCGGATCTATCGGTTCGTTCGTGCTCAGCGGGAAGATGATGCGCTACGGGTATTTCCAGCCGCTGATGGATAACGGCTTCGAGAATCCATGGGGCTATGGCGACGATATCTTGATTGTTCGCGATGAAGGCGTGCGCCTGGGCTTGATCCGCAAGCCGGAAGAGCAAAAGGAGGCAGCATGATGCGCATCTACCTGAGCGGCCCTATGACCGGCCTGCCCGACCTCAACTTCGCCGCCTTCCACGCCATGACCATCTGCATGCGCGCGGGCAGCCCCTAGTCCGAGCTGATCTCGATATCTTCTGGAAAGATGAGCTTTCCATACCAGCCGTGCCCGGCCGTAAGAGCAGATATCGGAGCAAGTAAAAGTACCGCCAGTAACAGGGCTCTCTTCAATCCGCCGATGCTGCTAACCATAACCCTGCAGATAAGCCATAGATGAAGAAGGCTTGCACCACACGCAAGAAAAATAAACCCGAAGGCCTGAGACGAGCTAGACATCCGTGTTCCTCGCTTCGTTGAAAACCGAATCATAGCGCGTCCGAAGCGCTACCTGACAGTAACCCCTCCCCCTTCAAAGTCAGCCGCTATAGCGGCAAGGACGAAGTCATGCCCGAACAAAAGATTACGTTCGTCAACAGTGAGCCCGCCAAGTGCGGCTGCAAGATGGAATTCAGCTCTGGTGGCGGGCACTACTCCGACGTAGTTTACGTCACTCCCTGTGAGGCGCACAGCGGCAGCAAGCCGTTTGGGCCGGTCGATGTGAAGCGCGATGCAGGCGGCTGGTGGTATCACCCTAACATTCCGAGCTTTGGCGAAGGCGAAGACCCGGCGCCCTACATTGCCTGGGTCAAGGAACAGGGCCTGGAACTGAAAGGCTGGCACTCTGGCGACGAGCTTGAGGATCTACCTGACGAGGATGCCGCGTGCACCGCCTGGAATCCCGAATCGCCAGGCCCTGAGTGGTTCCTGATGGGGATCTTCGATACGGATGACGGCCCCTATGTTCAGTGGGCGCGCCGGGAGGTTGCGCCATGATCGCCGCCCTCTGGTTCGCCTACGTCTTCATCTACAAGGGGCCAAGGCCATGAACGAATACCAGCTCTATCTCGGCGACTGCCTGGAGGTCATGAAGCAATTGCCAGACGCCAGCGTCGACATGGTGCTGGCCGACCTGCCCTACGGTTCAACCCAGTGTGCCTGGGACACCATCATCCCGCTCGAGCCGCTCTGGAGTGAGTACTTGCGGATCGCCAAGCCAGAGGCTGCGATCGTGCTGTGCGCGGCCCAGCCGTTCGCCTCGATGCTGGTAGCGAGCAACCCCAAGCTCTACAAGTACGAATGGATCTGGGAGAAAGGTAACGCCACAGGGTTCCTAAACGCCAAGAAGCAACCGCTGCGGGCTCACGAAAGCGCCCAGGTTTTCTACCGCAAGCAGCCGGCGTACAACCCGCAGATGTCCAGCGGGCATGAACGCAAAACGGCGAAGCGTAAGACGGTCAACTCGGAGTGCTACGGCAAAGCCTTGGCCCTGACCGAGTACGACTCGACGGAGCGGTACCCGCGCTCGGTGCAGTTCTTCTCCAGCGACAAGCAAACCGGCAGCTTTCACCCGACGCAGAAGCCTGTGGCCTGGATGTCGTTCCTGATCAGCAGCTACACCCGGCCTGGCCAGGTAGTGCTGGACAACAGCATGGGCAGCGGTACCACCGGAGTGGCCTGCATGCAGCTGGGCCGGCAGTTCATCGGCATAGAGCGAGACCTCGACGAAGACGGCAATCGCCTCGGCTATTTCGATATCGCTCATCAACGAATCACCGACGCGATTACCGAGCGCGACGCACCGGCACCGCAAATCGATCTGTTCGCAACAGCCTAACCCCAATCCCCCTACATGCCTGCCGGTGAGCGGCGGGCGAGGTATTCCTATGGACAGCATTCATTTCCTGTCGCACGAAGAGGTGTGCACCCTTACCGGTGCAAGAACTAAAGCAGGCCAGGTGCAAGTACTCAAAAGAAACGGTATTCGCCACACCATCAAGCGCAGCGGTTGGCCTTGCGTCATCGCCAACGCCCTTACCGGCGAACCGGTCGCTGCATCAGCAGAAAAACCAAAATGGCAGCCACGCCTGGTGAGTTAAATGGGAAGGAAGCCAACAAACCCTGATAGCGTCACGCGCCTCAGGAAGCGCAAGCAGCGCAGCGGGACAATCTATTACTACTACGACCTCGGAGGCACGCCCAGAAAAGAGATCGCCCTGGGCAGCGATTACGGAATGGCTATCGTGGAGTACGCGAAGCTCGAGAAGAGCCGCGCGTCCTCGGCCTTGGTACAAGACGTACTCACCTTTGCCTACGTTGCGAACATCTACATGCTCGAGGTGGTGCCCACCAAAGGATTGGCCACGCAGAAGGATAACGCCAGAGAGCTGAAGCAACTGTTGAAGTTCTTCGACGATCCGCCGGCACCACTGGAAGCGATCGAGCCGCAACACGTCGTGCAGTACCTGCGCCAACGTGGAAAGACGGCGCCAGTGCGTGCTAACCGGGAAAAGGCGTTGCTCAGCGCCATCTGGAACTTTGCCCGCAGCAGCGGCTATACAGCCTTGGCCAATCCGTGCGCCGGCGTTAAGGGTCACAAGGAATCTGGACGAGATCAATACATCGAGGACGAGATGTTCGCCCTGGTGTACCAGCACGCCGAGCAGCCGCTGCGGGATGCACTTGATCTGTTCTATCTGACCGGCCAGCGCATCGCGGACACCCTGAAAATGGATGAGCGAGATATCCGCGACAATAGGCTGGCCGTGAAACAAGGCAAGACGAATGCAAAAAGAAGAATTGAGATAACCGGGGAGCTGAGGGTGGTGATTGATCGAATCATGGCCAGGAAGGATGGGCACAAGATCCGCACCAGCAGGCTAATCGTTATGGATAACGGGCAGCCAATGACCAGCAGCATGTTGCGAGGGAGGTTTGACGCGGCCCGTGAGGCGGCCGGTGTTGAGAAAGGCGACTTTCAGATGCGCGATCTGCGTGCCAAAGCCGGCACAGACAAAGCAGAATCCAGCGGTGACATCCTGCAGGCTCGCGACCAACTTGGGCACACAACTGTCGTCATGACAGAGAACTACATCCGTAAGAGGATCGGCAAAAAGGTCACGCCGACCAAGTAA